TTTAATCAGCTGTTACTGCTTTTTTTGAATTATGCAAGGTATAAACGCGGAGCCGTTTACATGATTTCAATAGAAGTATCATAAAATTCAGGTAAGTTGCTTGCAAAAAAGCCTTTAACTGTAGTTAGGAAAATAAGCACATTGGCTGGTCTCTTAGTGCCCGTCACACGGTCACTAAGGGATCAAGTGACGGGCATCGATAGACCAAGTGTTGGGTACTCATTGCCCGTACTGCGGGCATTGAGTGCCCATTTCATGGGGTGATTTTTGGGCACTATTTTAGGTAAGCGAATTTGTTGTTTCCTGTTATTTTGTTGACTACATTTTTGTGTTTTTGTACAATGCTTTATGGTGATTTGATGATACTTCTATTGAAATCATGATACTTCTATGATACTTCTTTGTAAACATATTTGGAAGTCTCATTTTATAAATCATTATGTATCAGTAATATATCTTCAAACAATGATACTTTGAGACTTTTTCCAAGAAAAAAATATGTGCGAGGGATAAAGTGATGGGTGAATCTCCGTCATTTGTAAGCGTCTCCTCGCATCATTTTCCTGAAAAATACAGAAAGTAAGAAAATAATCTCTTCAAAGCTTGCCTGTTCCATTTCTTTTTGTTATTTTTGCAACCATAAATATCAGTATATTGAAGGTAAAGGCTGCTATAATAGGTAAATATCATTATAGTGATAGATAAACTAATAGAAGATTATGGCTGATTTATATGAATATTCTACTCCTGAGTTGGTACGCTTACTGGGAGTGAGATTCAAGGAATATAGAATGCGATGCAATCTCACCCAGAAAGAGGTTGCCGAGCTTACAGGGCTTGGCTTGACCACCATCCATAAGTTTGAGAATGGTACAGCGGGCAATCTTTCGCTTTCCACTTTTCTTCTCTTGCTGAAGGTGGTGGGGCAGATTGATACCATCAATGATGTGCTTCCGGAACTTCCTCCATCTCCTTATCTGATGAGAAAGGATGAGAAGAAGGCACAGAGAATTCGGCATACTAAACAATAACTGGTTATGGTAAATATGTTGGGAATAACAGCCGTCTCTTTGATGATAGCTTTACCATGAGCTTTATTAATTATGGGAATAAAATCATCCATTGTGCAATGTACTTTTTGTATATCAGCTATATCAACGAATCAACAAACTTTGCTGAAAGCCTAGGTGGTGGCGGTAGCGACACCAAAGACTGGGGACGTGAGAAGGACGAAGATGTGATAGAATGGATAAGACGATGCTTGCGACAGGCGACAAAGATGATGAAGCCAATGAAGAGAAAAGGCTTGAGTAGATAAAATATTAAGGGAGGAGCGCATTTCGAACACGCCCCTCCCAAATTATTTTACAACTCGCAATGATCTTGCGAATCACTATTCTTAGTAACGACTTGAATAGTGAGACGAGTGTGAGCTATGTGAGCTGTGAGAACTGTGTGAAGAATGAGAACTATGCGAATAGTGACCCGCAAGAGAACTCTTTACCATGTCAATGGCTTTCTGCAAAACCAATGGCTGGTTCTTCTGCTTCTCAATTTGTGTTGTTTCGTCATTATTGCCCAATACGTTCATGATATTATCAGAAACGTTGGCGCAATAACTCGTTGTTGCGATAAATGCCGAAACAAGCAAAAACATTAGTCTCTTCATTGATACCTCCGTTTTTAAGTTTGACAATATAGTTAACAATTCACTCTGTACATGAATCTGTACATTCGATTTTGTGGATATGCGTACTTATGTTATTGTTGTTTGTCGAGAAGAAACCTCCACATTCACCTTTGAGTACACATCCATCACAAACAGGAAGATAAACATCTTTCCATTCACTGATTGATTGTTTGGCAAATGGACGCAATTCGGGTGGAAGTACGCATAATTGAGCATTGTATATATATGTGGTAATACCTCTGTTGCTTAACAAAAGTACGGCCTCTCTTAACTCTTTGTTATAGTCGTAAGGGTCTATCCATAGATCCTTCAAGTTTGTTTCTGCCAAACCTGTAGTCTCCATCTGCATGAAGGCAACCTGTGTGACAAATGGAAAATTATGATATATATAATCTGCCAACTGTGGCAATCTCTTATAGGTCTGTTTGTGGATAACCACCCTCAAACCAATCTGTTGCCCAAATTGTGCTAAATTATATAAGCCTTGTACTGTCTTGTAAAAAGTCTTGGCACCGACGATATGATTATGAATGGATGCAATGTCCGAAAATATCGGAATGTCTATTTGTAAATCATGATGATTGCAAGTTGCCAATTTTGCAGCATAGTCAATATCTGCGAATTTTACTCCGTTGGACAGAATGCTTATGGCTGCTTTAGGACATGATTTCTTTATTTGGTGTATTATATCAAATAATCTGTCACCAATCATAGTTGGCTCACCACCAGTAATTCCGACTTCTTGCGTATTCTTATCGAACAGTTTAATCAAATCCAGATTAAAATCTGTTCTGTCCTTCTCTTGCTGTACTGGAGGTTGAGGACACATGATACAGCGATGATTACAACGAGCCGTAGTAAAGATTGCATTGGATGCAGAATTGATTTCATATAGAAAACACACCTCTCCATTAGAGGATATGTTTATCACATCACCTTCGTTGAAGCCAGAAATGTTGTCAACTTTTATACATGGTGTAGATATCTTGTTTGAGAAATCATATGCTGAAATGATAGCCTTGTAACCTTTAGGCATATTCTGCTCATTGGTCACAAGGATATATGCTGAACGGTTAAATATATTTTTACCGCTAAGTGTTACTCGTCCAAGAAGTTCCTCTGCGTTAGAGTTGTATAACGAATTTAATTGTTTCATATCTCACTATTTTATCCAAGACCAAAATATTCTATTTATCTCAGAGTCATGCTTTTGAAGAAGTTCAAAGAGATAATGCATAATAGCTTTATTCTTCTTGCACATCTCGTTTGTAGGACGATAACCAACCATATCTCCTTGCTCTGACATGTTTCTTACAGGGTCTGCACCACAGTAAGGTTGGAATACACATTCTGCGCATTCGGGCAAGCATTCATTGCAAGCATTGCTTATAATCTCATGCAACTTTTCTCCATTGAACATGGTTTGATACGAATCTTCGTTCACATTGCCAAGTCTGAAATAATAGTTTTTGAATCGAGCCATCATTCTTCCTTCATCAGCAACGTACACGCTACCATCATAATCATATATTGCTCCAGCTATACCAACACCTGCAGGAGATTGCAAGTCAACAAAGCCTGTCGCAAAAGGAGTCAGAATCCTGCGAAGAAGTAGGGCTGCATATCCTTCAACAAAGAATGTCCCTTTCTTGTTGAGTTCAATGATATAGTCCAATCCCTCTTTGTAGTTCTTTACGAAATCTTCAATCGGATAGGCAATCTTATCCTTATGCTGCTTTGCAAAACCGTAAGGGTTCAGTGCTCTTAAGAAGATGTTATGGAAACCTAATCTGATGTATTCGTCTATGATGTCCTTGAATCTTCCAAGGCTATACTTTGAGGTTGTCATTAAAGCGGATGTACATTCATCGTCGCCCCAAATACCACGAATCATCTGTAGATTTTTCTCAAAGATAGCGTGGTGGTCAAGGTTCTTGTTTTGGAGAGGTCTGTTAGTGTCATGCAAATCCTTAGGACCATCCAAAGATGTAGAAATCATACAATTATGTTTCTTTAGATACTTGACCATCTTCTCGTTGAGTAAAGTAAGATTTGTACAGATGACAAATTCCAATTCACGTTTCTTGAATAGGTTTTGCCATTCAGCCTCTTCTATGATATACTTCACCATTTCAAAATCGGTCGAAGGGTCACCACCTTGGAATTCAATTTTGATACATGGAGAAGGAGACATGAAGATAGTTTTGACAATATTCTTTGCCGTTTTCTTGGTCATATCGGCAGAATGGTCAGTACTTTCATGTCTTTTTACCTGACAATAGATACAACTTGAATTGCAGCGCAAAGTTGGCACAACCATGTGCAAAGAAGTGAAATCTTCCAAGATACTCTTCTTTGTGCGGAATTTGGTTGCTAACATTTTTACAACATCTTCAACCTTGTCTGTTGTGGCTATTTGCTTTGACTCTATATCATAGAATAAGTCACTTGTAGGGTCAAGTTCTCCATTGACGAATTTGTGAAATTCGTCATTCTTTAGGAAAATATATTCTCCTACATCATTCGATAGAAGATATTCTTCTTCGTTAAATCGAGCGAAGCGAAATGGAAGTATTGTATAAGTATTATTCATTGTTCTATCTTGAAGAATAGTGAGACCTGTGTGACACATGTGAACTATGCGACCGATGAGAGTAGTGAGAAGAGTGGCATGACTTCAATAATGGCGCAAAAGAAAATGAGGCTTTTTGAAGTACCAAAGGGCGTTTTGCCATTTCTATTATATCTTGTTCGCTTTTCTCTATCTGTACTATATCAGAATTGTCATCGTAAGAGAGTGACGTTAGCAGGAATGTCACGAAGAAAATAAAAGAATGTCTCATCGGCTGACTGGCTTAAATGCTTCCTCAACGATTAAATCCCGAATATACCCATACTTCTCCGTTGTAATCTCACGAAGTTGTTGGTCAATCAAGTCGTTGCAGAATTGTTTAACGATATTTTCGTCAAGTCCACCGTCTTTTGATTCAAAAATCACACAGACTTGTTTATCATTACTTGGCATCGTGTTCTGATAAACAAAGAATTTGTCTGTGTATCTGTAAATTGTAGCTATTATAGCCTTTTCGCTATATAAATTCAAGTCTATTATAACTTGAAATCCTTCCTTATCCGTCTTTGTGATTGGAACTTTTATACTATTCATACCAACTATTCTTCTTTTTTGCCAACGGCTACCATATTGGCATGATTAACAAATGGTTGGTATATATACATGAAAACGTGGAGCCAATCCTGTCACTCGTTCCACGCAGTAAAGGCTCTGGCATCGCCCAAGTTGTCGAAACGAGCAACGCCGAAAGCCCCACGCCAGTGTAAGTATATAGAAAGCACTATTGACAACGAACGACAAAATCACTCGAAGCCAATGAGGGCTGTATACAATACACCTCATGAGGCGTTCCCGTTGCTTTGTTCTTGACAACTTTGCTCGAACTGCCAGATTCTTACTGCGTCAAAACCAAAGCGTACAGTTACGCCTTATATGTATATATGTCTGCCCAACCTCTGCCCATCGGGGCTTCCGGTATGGGTATTGACGTTACAAAGGTAACACTTTTATCTTGAAAACCACTTTATTTGGCTGGCAAAATTTGATTTTATGGTCTGATTTAACATTATTAAATACAAATATATCAAAGAAATCCACTTTTGCATGATTTTTCTTGCTCAAAAGTTTGTATTATCAATAAATATTCGTATCTTTGCAGCGTCAGTTCCCACCAAGCCTCTCAACGATGCTCAAATGCGTGGGGCTTTTTTGTATGTGTTCGTCTATTCTCAAAATACGCTTATGGAAAGATTACCGCACTTCACAAAACATTATATGACAGAGGCGGACTTGGTGGCTCTGTTGGAAAGTCGTGGACTTATCATTTCTGATGAAACCAAAGCGGTACGATATTTGGAGAGTATCGGGTACTATCGTCTTTCTGCTTATATGTACCCATTCTTGAAAGTTCCAAAAGAATCCCATCAGTATAAAGAAGAAACAACTTTTCAGCAAGTGCTGAATCTTTATCGCTTTGATAAAAAGTTGCGTATGCTTCTTCTCAATGAAATTGAAAAAGTTGAGATAGCCATTCGTCGGGCTATTATGAATATTCCTGTGCAGATAACTGGGGATATTTATTGGCTGACTAATTCGGTTCATTTTGCCAACCAAAGAACTTTCCAAGATACAAAGAACACCATTGATAAGGAATACGCAAAATCAACAGAAGAGTTCATTAAGCATTTCAAAAACTGCTATTGTGACCCATATCCTCCATCATGGATTTTGGGCGAGTTGCTGACAATGGGTAATGTGAACATGGTTTATCGTAATCTGAAAGCAGACAAGATACGTAAGCGCATTTCTCACTATTTTGGTTTGCAACCTATAGTCTTGGAATCTTGGATAACATCTTTGACATTGTTGAGAAATGCTTGTTGCCACCATTCAAGAGTGTGGAACAAGGTAAGTTCTATTATGCCTGTATCTCCAAGAAGGATTGCACATTCTTGGATTACACAGCCCTCAAACCCTCAAAGAGTATATTTCACAATCTGCATCATCAAGTATTTCCTTGATATTATATCGCCTAACAATGATATGTTAGTCAAGATGCAAACGCTATTTTCTAATTATCCGGAGATAAATCTGGCAGCTCTTGGATTTCCGAATGGATGGGAGAGCGAACCTTTATGGACGCAAGGGATGTAAGTGCTCTTGCCCTAAGAATTCAAGAATTGGAAAAAGAAAATGCCAGACTTAAAGCGATTCTTGACAAGAATGGGATAGAATATGAAAGTTTAGAATCAAAGACTTATAACTCTAATCGTATAGAAGCAGCATCAGTTTCTATATGCCAATTCTCTTTACAAGAAAAAGTTTCTATATTTCAAAGTGTATTCCAAGGTCGTGATGATGTTTTTGCTAAGCGTTGGTATAGTAGTACGACCCAAAAGTCTGGCTATCAACCTGTATGCACGAGAGAATGGAATCGAGAATTTTGCGATAAAAGAAAATATAAGTGTGCGGATTGTCCCAACAGGCAGTTCGCTCCTTTGACATACAATGACGTTTTCAATCATCTTGCAGGAAAGGATGTATGGGGACGTGATGTTATTGGACTTTATCCAATACGAAAGGACAATACTTGCAGTTTTCTTTGCACAGACTTTGATGACAAAAGCTGTGAACATGGCTACAAGAATGATGTGCTTTCTTTTGTAAATGTTTGCAAAACTTGGAATGTGCCTTGTTACATCGAACGCTCACGTTCTGGCACTGGAGCTCATGTGTGGATATTCTTTGATACGCCAATAATAGCTTTCAAGGCACGAAAGTTAGGAAATGCCATTCTTACAGAGGCGATGAATAGTGATGTCCATCTTTCTTTCAAGTCATACGACCGGTTCTTTCCTAACCAAGACACCTTGCCCGAAGGTGGTCTTGGCAATCTTGTAGCCTTACCATTACAGGGGATGGCTCGACGCAAAGGAAACAGTGTATTCGTTGATGAAGATTTCAATGCGTATGCTGACCAATGGGAATTGTTATCACAAATTCGTAAGTTGTCGGAGGTAGAACTTGATATGTTGTTACGGCTGCATACTGTGCCAACATTGGGCGAACTCTCGAAGACTAGTGAGGAAAAGCCTTGGGAAACACCTAAAATGGATATGATGCAAACAGACTGTTATCCAAAGGAAATAGTGCTGACAAGAGCTAACATGCTATATATACCTTTGACAAATCTGTCTGCCAAATGCGTGAACGTTTTCAAGCGTATGGCTGCTTTCCGTAATCCTGAATTTTATGAGAAGCAAGGGATGCGCCTGTCTACGTATAATATTCCACGTATCATTTCGTGTTCGGAAATAACTGACGACTATCTTGTTCTTCCTCGTGGTTGTGAGGATGCGGTTCGTGACATCTTAAACCAGCATAATGTTAAAGTTATGATTTCAGACAAGACTAACCATGGGCGTAGTATAAAGGTTACATTCAGAGGAGGTCTTCGAGAAGGACAGCAAAAGGCAATGGAAGCTTTTGCTGGGCATAATGTCGGAACACTATCAGCAACAACAGCGTTTGGAAAGACCATGTTTGCCATCGGAATGATAGCAAAGAGAAAGGTCAATACACTAATACTTGTTCACAACAAGGCATTGCTTGAGCAATGGAAGGAGCGGTTGGAATCGTTTCTTAAAATTGATGAAACCATAGAAGAGCCTGAAACAAAACGAGGACGAAAAACGAAATCCTCTGCTATCGGTTGTTTGTATGCAGGCAAGAACACGTTGCATGGAATCATTGATATAGCTTTGATACAATCTTGTTTGAATGATGGTGAAGTAAAGCCTTTTGTCGTGGATTACGGTATGGTGATAGTCGATGAATGTCACCATGTGTCTTCAGTCAGCTTCGAGCTGGTTCTTCGACAAGTGACTGCTACTTTTGTTTATGGTTTGACCGCAACTCCAATCAGAAAAGATGGGCATCAACCTATTATCTTTATGCAATGCGGAAAGATAAGATTCACATCTGATGCCAAGAGCCAAATGGAAAATCAAGGATTCAAACGCCTGCTGATTCCAAGGTTTACCTCGTTCCGAAGCATTATATCAGACCGTAAGACTTATGTTCAAATAACGCAAGAGTTATCCGAGGATAAGGTTAGAAATGAGTTTGTTATGGAGGATGTCAAGGCTGCGATTCAAAAAGGACGAACACCTTTAGTGCTGACAACTCGTACAGCTCATGTCAAGGTGTTGGCACAAATGCTAATGCCTTTTGCTGATCATGTTATACAACTCATTGGTGCGGATTCTGCTAAAGAAAAACGTCTTGCATTACAAAAACTACAGTCAATACCTACATCAGAATCACTTGTGATTGTGGCTACAGGAAAGTATGTAGGGGAGGGCTTCGATTATCCTCGCCTTGATACCCTGTTCCTTACTATGCCTATAGCCTGGAAAGGAAACGTGGAGCAATATGCAGGGCGTTTACATAGAGAATATGAAGGAAAGAGCGAAGTGTGCATTTATGATTATGTGGATATTCGTGTTCCACTTTGCGACTCTATGTATCGTAAACGACTGAAAGGGTATATTAAAGCTGGATATGGAAAGAATGTGACATCACCAGCACCAGATAAAAAATCCCAAGAATTGATATATGAGCAAAACAATTACGAAGCGGCATTCCGAAAAGATTTGGCAAAAGCCAAACATTCTGTTGTTATCGCAGTGCCAAAAGTGAAGTTCAAATATAAACCCTCTATCATGTCTGCACTCGCAAACCTTCTTCATGATGGGGTTTCTGTGGTTGTACATGTAAAAGAGGAAGGGGCTAATGAGACAGAACTGTCAAATGCAGGAATGGATGTAGTGTGCAACAAGGAACAAACTCTACAATGTGCCATCATAGACAAATCTATTGTTTGGTATGGAAATATCAACTTCTTTGGCTATAACTCGGAAACAAATAATGTCATGCGAATAACTGACTACAAAATTGCTAACGAAATGATGGAAATACTATACTCAGCCACGGAAAACAAGGCAAATGAAACAAGGTAAATGAAAAAAAGTTATACTTTACCTATATAATTAGCAAAGTAAAATATTTGTAGAATGCATTATAAATGAAAAACAGCCAACTTTCAAATATGTTATTGAAGGTTGGCTGTTTTTTCTTGCTCAAAAGTTTGTATTATCAATAATTATTCGTATCTTTGCAGCGCGAGAACCCGCCAAGCCTCTCAACGATGCTCAAATGTGCGGGTCGTTTTTTAAGGCCGTTACCGCCCCGTTTCAAGCATGTTTTGTTGAATTGCGGTTCTATTTTTGCAGTGATATATTGTTAATAATCAGAAAAATGCTTGTTTTCTGAAATATTATCTGTATCTTTGTACATTAATTATTAAGAGTAAGATTATGGCTTCAAAGAGATATCCTTTGGGAATACAAACGTTCTCCGAAATCGTGAAGGGGAATTACTTCTATGCTGACAAGACGGCTATCGTCTATCAGTTGGCTCATTATGCCAAGTTTCATTTTCTGAGTCGCCCACGTCGATTCGGAAAATCCTTGTTTGTATCTACCCTCCAGGCTTACTTCGAGGGTAAGAAAGAACTGTTCAAGGGACTTGCCATCGAACAGATGGAGAAGGAGTGGACGGCATATCCTGTCATCCACTTGGATCTGAGCTGTGGTAAATATTATAGTTTGGAGAATACATATTCAATTCTAAACGGAATACTAGAAGTAGAAGAGAAAAAATATGGTTTAAAAGTTAATCCAATAGATGAGAAGTCTTTTGGAGGTCGTCTTAAGAACATCTTGCTTGCAGCAGCTGCTCAAACAGGTAAACAAGTTGTTGTTCTCATCGACGAATATGACGCACCTATGCATGATTCTGTAAGTGACGAAGAGTTGCAGAAGACCATCCGCAACATCATGCGAGATTTCTTCAGCCCCTTGAAGCAGCAAGAGGGAAACATCCGCTTTGTATTCATCACAGGCATCTCCAAGTTTAGCCAGCTCAGCATCTTTAGTGAATTGAACAATCTCAAGATTCTCACGTTGAAGGATGAATACAGTAGCTGTTGTGGTATTACCAAGAGTGAATTGACTCAGTATTTCCGTGAGGGTATCGAGGAGATGGCTGAACATAATGGGCTTACTTATGAGGAGACCTTAGAGCAACTCAAGCAGCATTATGATGGCTACCATTTCAGTATCAATAGCGAGGATATCTTCAATCCTTATAGTATTATCAATGCTTTGGACGATAAGGAGTTTAATAGCTATTGGTTTACATCTGGTACGCCTACGTTCCTGATAGAACTGATGCAGCAGAAGAATTTGGATATGATCAATCTGGACGATCTGTGGATACAGGCATCACGTTTTGATACACCTACGGAAAGGCTTGCTGATCCTATTCCTGTCCTTTTCCAAAGTGGCTACCTTACCATTAAAGGATATGAGAAGAAAGGCAAGTTGTATCATCTCTGTTTCCCAAATCAAGAAGTAAGACAAGGTTTCTCGGAAAGTCTCGTTTGGTATTATTCTGCACAAGACATGAACAGATATGATGCCATCGTGTATGCTTATTCCAAGAATGTGCTCATCAATGACGACATGGGTGCCTTTATGCCTCACTTGAAGGCATTCTATGATAAGTTCCCATATACGATTATCAACAATAATGAGCGTCATTATCAAGCCGTGATGTTCACTATCTTTACCATGCTTGGCGAAGATGTGAAGGTGGAGCATACCACTTCGGATGGAAGAATAGACCTTGTGCTCAAGACGGATAAGAGTATCTTTATCTTTGAGTTGAAATATAAGAAGTCTGCCGACATCGCCATGGCGCAAATCAGCGATAAGAACTATGCCAAGGCTTTTGCCGATGATGGGCGAAAGGTTGTGAAAGTGGGTATTAACTTCTCGGAAAACCAGCGAAGTATAGAGGATTGGGTGATAGAATAAATGAAATAGGAGAAAGTTGGTGACCTTCATCTATGAAGGTCACCACACTATATAGATAAAAATATGCTTGAACAGGGGCGGAAACTTGATTTCTTAGGTAGTTACCGCCCCATTTCATGCATATTTTGTTCTTTTGTACAGTTGCAGAACTTAGATAATCACTGCCGTTCCGCTGCATGTTACCATCAGCATGGAACCGCTGTTGCCTACGGTTTCGTAATCCAGGTCGATGCCCACGATGGCGTTGCAGCCCAGGGATGCGGCACGGTCGGCCATCTCTCTGAGGGCTGTATCCTTAGCCTCGCGGAGTGTGCTTTCGTAAGAACCGCTTCTGCCGCCGATTACATCACGGACACCGGCAAAGAAATCCTTTACAAAGTTGGTACCGATGATGGTTTCGCCGGTCACTACGCCACGGTATTCACGGATAGGGTGGCCTTCTATGGTTGGAGTTGTACTTAAAATCATAACGTATGTTCTAAATAATTGAAAATTAAAAACTTATGCAGACTGCTTTTTCCTTGTGCAGTTTTTATTCAGGTTTTTCACGATTTCGGGAGTGAAGCCAGTTGCATAGAACTCTCCCGAGCCAAGGAGCAGCCAGTAAGGATTGATGTGGTAATCGCGTACCAGGAACTGAACCCAAGACGGACGAAAGCGACCGTAGTACTCGGCAGGCTCGTCTCGCAGGGACATGATGTTCCAGCGGTTGAGACCATACCGGTCAGTTATCGTCTTCAGACCGCCAATGCAACCATCAGCCTTCAGGCGGTCGATGGCATCAAAGAAGCGCACGACAATATCCACATCAGCGGACATCAGATTTTTATCTTCCATATTTATCTTATCTTTTTGTAGGCACGACTGAAAACGCTTTCCAGCCTTGCCCGGTGTTTATTCAATCTTTGCGACCAGTCCTGCAACTGAGCCAGCGTTGGACGAGAAGTCAGCAGCCCATCCACCTCGGAAGGGGTGAGCACTGGCAGGTATTTCTCGTAGGCGAGAAGAACACTAAGATACTTCATTCAAACACGAATTGCCGAGGTTGTTTCTTTCTTTTAATTTCATCAAAGCCACCTTTGGCAACATCAGCTAGACTTTTGTAGGTATAGAATGATGAGGATGGAAGAAACCCTTTTTTGTTTTCGATGGTAACACCTTCTGTGGATGGGATAAAGAGGAAACCTTCTACCTTTCCAGTTGTTACCTCGTTTCCGTCAATCGTGTCGTCAAGCCTGTAAGTCCTACCCTTTTCTTCACCTTCAAGTGAGACAAGAAATTTGAGCGTTCTTTGAAGTTCGTTTCTTCCACGAAACCTAAGATAGAAAGATTCAATCATCTTAGCTGAATTAACATTGTTTATCTGCCAGTAATACACCGTGTCTTTTTGCGGCTCAAAAACGGTGTAGCTAATAACTGGAGAAACGTCATAACTCCTAGATAGAAGTGTTTGCGAACGCACACCCACGCACGCAAGCGCAAGCACGAATAACATTATTATCTTTTTCATATTACTTTTCGTTTAAATGATTAATATTTCTTTCGTAGAACTCATTCCAAGCCTTTTTCTTGATGAAGACGAAGAAGAGCAGCAGCCCTAGGGCGACCATCAGCAGCTGCAGCGGCTGGCGAAAAACACCGAACCCGAAAGAACGCTGGAAGTCGATGCAGAATGAAATCAGCACTCCGTTGGTAGCGAACGCTCGATGCACCCAGCAGAACCCCATAGGCAAGGCTGACGATGATCCAGGCAATGAAGCCGAAGAACGAGCAGTCGAATATCCACTCCGTGAGTTTTACCCGAATGCCGAACGAGAGCAGAGTGCAGTGAACCAGCATTACAAGCGCACCCACTGGAGGGATGATGCCTATTATCAACCTGCTGGCTTTCCATAGCCAGCTTTTCCCGAGAGCGGCAAGAAGAACCTTCTCCTTCCGCTCTATGAAATCCTCATCTTTCATCGTTACTTAGAATTTTAGTTGATATTGTACCTGGAGCGAGAACTAAAGTTCACGCAACCACTTCTCGCCCGATTTCGTCTTAGACCAAATCACGAGACCTGTGCCGATAATAGCACCTAAACACATTACTAATGCAAATCCTTCCATAATCTTAAATATTATTATCGTTATACTTCATCACATCATTTGCGAAGCACGCAAAAGTTATTGCACTCAGCGCACCAGCAATTATGCAAACGTAATTATACACTCCCATTTCGCCACCAGCGAACAAAGGGGACAACCCACCTATGCCAGTGCCGCTAATGAACAGACTTGAAACACCATACAAGTAATCGCAGAGTTTCGAGCGTCTGTCGTGCTCTTTGTTGGATTTACTAACCATACATTTTCATTTTGCAAAGTTACTAAATTATTTTTGCCCCACAATGGCAAGCAGCGTTTTTACTTGACTTTGCAGGAACTCATTCTGTTCTCGCAGCAGTTTATTCTCAGCAGCCAAGGCAGCATCACTACCAAGCGACTGGGAGACGTTTGAACCAGTAATACCTGCACCGACATCGGCAGTACTGGCGACCGTAGGGGAGAACATTGGTTCAATACCATTTTCCAGCCAGTCAACCGAGACGTGCAGGGCATTGGCGATTTTGTAAATTACACGGTCTGAAAAACTTGCTTTCCCATTTATGGAGCGAGATAGATTTCCTGTATCAATACCAGCCATTGACGCCATTTTATTGACTGACATTCCACTTCTTTTACGAAGAATCTCAACTCGCTTCGCTATTTCTGAATTATTGTATTCCTTTGTAGCCATACATAACTATATTTTAAATATTTGTAAATAACAATAAAAATACATTAAAACATTATGTATATTGTTGTATATTACAAAATGTTTTTGTATTTTTGCACTCGATTTTAGAAACGAGTTTAAAAACTCATTTGCAAAGATAAAGAAAATAATTGTAAAATACAAATAAAATGGGAGAAAATTTTAATTATGATTTCAGAACCCCGTTGCAGAAGCAGCAGGACGAAAGAAAGAAGAACATCATAGCGATGTTTGCAGATTTCCGAGCAAAGGCACCTGCCGAGACCTCAGACAGCAGAATAATGCTCGCAGTTTCACAGCGTGTTGGTTGCACCCAGCAGAACGTGCGTGTTATCCTCATTAAGGCTGGATTGATAACACCAAAGAAGAGACGTGCAGCCGTGCGCAAATAATCAAGTAGAACCAATTTAAACATTCAGAGCGTATGAAGAAGTTTATCGAGATTATCACAAGTGACGAAGTATTATCCCTGGCAGTTGCCATCGCATTAGTAACTTTAATTTTCTGGAGGGCTTAGTTATGACGAACGAAGAACCAAAGGTAGCAGACGCAGGCAGATACACCATGACAGAAACCTGCAAGGTACTGGGCATCCATCGCAACACCCTGCGCAGATGGTTGCAGGCTGGTAAGATTAAGGTCAAGTTCCGCAGAATCGACAACCGCAAGGTTTTCGAGGGCAGCGAGATTAAAAAAGTTTGGAGGATTGCATTATGAAACCAAGAATTATCAAACAATGCGAAGAGGCAATGTACGATGCCATCTGGCTGGAGTTAGACCGTGATCCACAGCGACCAGCGGTTGCAAGGGTAGATATTAAAACCAAGGCAGGCAACATCTGCGTATGGTGCGACAGAACCGGGAACACAGCGGTCGTGACGCACAAGAATAACAACAACGACAGCGAGCGGCTGGAGGAAGCTATCGAGGGTTGCGTCAACTATCAAGACGTGATGGACGACTGGCTTGAAGAGAACAGCCAATACGCAGACCAAGACCCGATGGACGCCTTCGAGGAAAGCAGGCTCGACAGCCTTATGGCTCAACTGGTTTGATTACGATGTTAAACAATTATTATATGGCTTTCTGCAGCGGCAGGGCAAAGGGCGCACGCAAAACTTATTTTCCAAAGGTTATCTAATTAGTTGTTTTTACCATGTAATATGCGGAAACGACAGCGTGCGCCCTGCAACGGAAGGGCATCCACCAGCAGGCAAGGGTGGGGTAGCAATCAACTGGGGTTCGAATCCCCAGCCTTCCACTAGAGTTAATGAACAATAAGTCGAACAATAAAAAGAACGAATTATGGAAAATGAAATTATCAATGTGAGTGGTGGCGAAATGCTGGAAGCTATCAACCGCTCGGAGATTGACGGACAGATTGCCACAGCGCACAAGTTCCCGAGAGACATCATGCAATGCAAGCAGAACATGGTAGCACTGGCAGCGATGGACGATGATGTTGCATACAATTGCTTCTATCACCTAGAGCGCAAGGGCAAGGATGGTCAGGTATCGGTTATTGAGGGTCCTAGCGTGAGATTTACAGAAATTATTTCCGCATGTTGGAAGAACCTGCGCATCGCGGGTCGCATCATCGCAAACGATGGCAAGACCATCACGGCACAAGGCGTTTGTCACGACCTCGAAAGCAACGTTGCCTACTCTGTCGAAGTGAAGCGCAGCATTCTGACATCGAAGGGATATACCTTCTCGCAGGACATGCAGGTGGTAGTTGGCAATGCAGCCGTGGCGATTGCCCAGCGTAACGCAATCTGCAAGGTCGTACCGCAGGTATTGATTGCAAGCGTGGTAAAGGAAGTGCAGGCGAAGGCACTGGAGCACATCAAGCAGACTGGCGTACAGAGCCAGTGGAAGAGCTGCGTAGCCTGCTTCCAAGTGTACCAGGTAACAGACCTTATGCTGCTGGAATACCTGGGCAAGAAATCAGCCGAGGAAGTCACGGCAGAGGATATTCAGAAGTTGGCTGGTGTATACAACGCTATCAAGGAAGGTACGACCACAGTAGAGGAGACCTTCAAAAAGCCAAAGCAGCAGGATGCCATCGCACAGCAGGCGCAGGCAGCAGCCGATGATGCCAAGAACAAGGCGCAGAAGGCAATGAACCGCAGTCAAGGCAAGACTGGCGCAGCCGCAAAGAAATAGTTTTAGTTTATAAAGTTATAACGTTAAGCCCGAACCGCCACGGCACCCTATGGGGTGGGCTCCCATCATAACCTACCAAGGGAAGCCGTGGCAACTATTAAACATTCAGTAAAATTATGGCAGAAAAAGAAAACAATCAAAGACACAAAAGCACCATCGACAAGTACTTTGACAGAACCGCCAAGGCATACAAGACATGGGTCGAGGAAAACGAGGAAGAAAGAAATTTTCTACAGATTGCAGCAGAAGATAATGGGGATATAAGCGAAGAAGGTGGCAAAGGTTTCGATTTCCATATTGCCTATTCCGGAAAAGCCGATATCCTCGCAAGTGGACTTGTGCATTCAATGAAGAGGGATGAATTCGTTCGTCAGCTTATCATTGGAGCAGCGAAAATGTATTATACCGCAAACATAAAAATAAAAGACAATGAAGCAGATAATTAAATATAAAAGCAGAGAGGAGTGGTTGCAGAACCGCTCGAAGGGAATAGGCGCATCAGAGGCAGGCACAGTACTGGGACTGAACCCATGGGAAACACCATACCAGTTGTGGAGACGCAAGAAGGGTATCGACCCACCAAAGGTTGAGAACTTTGCGATGGTTGCAGGACATCTGCTGGAGGATGCCGTGGCGCAGTTCTTCAAACGAGAGAGCCACTGCCACATCATCAAGGCGAGCACGGACGACTACACCATCACGAACACCGATACTCCGTATCTGCGTGTATCTCCTGACCGCACCTTCTGGAGAACCGGGGCAACACACAACGAAGCAAGCAAGAGCATCCTAGAGTGCAAGACAACGCAGATGCAGATAGATGCAGACGACCTCCCGAAGCATTGGTTCTGCCAGCTTCAGATGAACCTCGGAGTGGGCGAATATAAGGACGGAGCACTTGCCTGGCTGACAGCAGGCAGGGAGTTCGGCTACCGTGACATAGACTTCGACCCCGAATTTTTCGGATGGATGCGTGACGAGATAACCAAGTTCTGGCTTGACTACATCGTGGGCAACCAAGAGCCGCCAGCATATAGCGCACAAGACGTTCTCCTGAAGTCGCCACTGCACAAGGCAGGAAAGGAGATTGAAGCCACAGCCGAAGTCGGGGATATGCTCATCGAGTTGAAGGAAATCAGGGAGAAGGGCAAGGCACTGGAGAACCGACAGAAGGAGATTGAGGACAACTTGAAGCTGTTCTTCGGGGACGCTGAGAGCATCGTGGACGGAAACGGCAAGACGCTGGCAACGTGGAAAGCACCGAAGGCAAGCGAGAAGTTCGATGCCAAGGCTTTTCAGACAGACCATCCCGAGGAATGCGCTGCCTACATCAAGCAGGTGCAGGGAGCACGAAGATTACTCATTAAGTAAAGGCAGGGCTTATGGCTAGCGTTCCTATATCAAAAACCGACCTAAGAAATATAATTTCTCAACTGGAGAATTATATTTCCCTAGGTGGGGAAGTGACAGCACCGACCGACACAAGCCAGCGGAACAAAATCCGGATGGCTACAGTCTTAAAACGGAAGCTGGAAAAGAAATTATCATTATCAGAATAAAACATCATGAGTGATTCATTTATCTTATACACATCAGACTATCAATTAATCGAGGGGCTGACGGACGAGCAACTCGGGCAACTGACCCGGGCACTCTTCATATACGCAAGGGATGGCGAGGTTATCAATCTGGAACCAGTCGTACGTATGGCTTTCGTCTTTATCAAAGACAAGATTGATAGAAACCAGCAGAAGTACCAAAAGAAATGCGAACGTAATCGTGAGAACATTCGTAAACGATGGAATAAATCGAATACGAATGATACCAAAGAAAACGAACGTATACCAAGCGATACGAACGTATACGAACGTATACCAAGCGATACGACACGATACCTAAGTGATAGTGATAGTGATAGTGTTAGTGATAGTGTTAGTGATAGTGTTAATGATAGTGTTAATGATGTTTCTAAAGAAACAAATATATTAGAACCTTCTAAAGAAGCTTCTATACAAAGTTTTTCCGAGAAAAACGTTTGCGCTGCAGAAGAACCGCAAAAAAGTTCTGAGAAGAAGAAATCCAAGAAAGGCGAAATCGACTACGCAGCCATCAAGGACTACTGGAACGAGCAGCACGACAAGACCAACAGCGCAATGCGGAGGCTGACGCTTATGACGGAAAACCGCAAGGAGGCAATCAGGGGAAGGCTTAAGGACTGCAAGGGAGATATTTCCAAGATTTACCTAGCCATCGACAAGGCTATGGCTAGCGACTATCTGAACGCAGGGCATTCCTGGGCATCATACGACTGGGTAATGACAAGGAAGTATTTCCCGAAGGTGCTGGAGGGCAACTACGACAACACCAAGCCAGCCGCAAGCCAGCAGCCGCAATCGGCAGCAGCCAAGGCGCAAGATCCTGCGGCAACGGCAAGACCGAGCATCGGGGAACTCTACGAGCAAGCCAAGCACCAGCAGCCAGCGAGCCAGCAGAGCCAAGACAGCAAGTTCCGGTGGGTAATCCAGCAGAACCTTGAAGACTTGAAGAAGAACCCGAACAACAAGCCTGCCAAGGATTCGCTGACAAGATACTACGAACGTGGAGTTCTGCAGCGGCTGGGCATCGACTGGAAGCCCGAAAAATAACGGATGAGGGCAAAATCAGCCGCTCTGGGACGTTTTCACGCTTTGGGCGGTAAATTATAAGGCAAACAGATTTTAAACACTTAAAACGAAAGAATTATGGCAAAAGAAGTAATTGTAATCAATGAACCGAACGAAATGGGCAAGGATTTCGAGGAAGGTACGATTCTGAATGTAGAAGGCAAGGTTCTCAAAGTTGAGAAAGATACTCGTGACGAAAGTGGCTGCGATGTGTGTGTCCTTGATAAAGAGGAACTGGGCGAGTATTGTGCTTGCGCATTTTGTGCCGAGTGTCACTTTATAGAGATTACGCTATGAACGAGTTGTTTTTCCACGAATGCAGAGCCGCAGGGCTCGTATTCAAGACATCGAACGACTGGTTCAAGTGGCTGACCGATAACGGCTACGACATCAAGAAGCCGGTTGCAGAGCACGAAGGCTTCAAGTACAACATCAAGGATATTTGCATCAATCCGCACGTTATCGAGTATTCCGTTGAGGGAGCAGACAACTGGGGATGGAAGGTAATGACCGCCAACACCCAGTTCGGCTGGATATGGGGCTACAGCATTCAGAAGGGAAAGCACGGGTACGACAGCCCGGCAGGCTACCCGAGTAGATATGACGCTCTCAGCATCTTCTACGGTAATGAGAAAGAAGCGGTTCAAGACGCTCTGACCTGCATCATCAGAGACCTCGAGAAGAATGCTGGAACCAAGAACAACAACCTCCTTCTCTGGGCGGCTAAGAAGAAGCGGGCAGACATCATTCATCCGCAGCAGGAACTTTTTAAATAGTTATCATAAACCGTATTAGCTATGTACAGAGTTGATATAAAACTGGTCCGTGAGTGTGGTCTTCATCATCTGTCAGTTGACTACAGAGACATCTGGCTGGCAGATGATGAGGTAAAGGCTCTAGAATGTATCCTCAAAGATTACAATGCGGACACGAACAATTTTAAACGCAGATAAGAAATGAAGAAGATAGAAATCATCAATGACAATCATCATCATCACGTATTCGTTGGCAACACCGACTTCTGGCTCGATACAATGGAGCTGATTGAGCTATACAAGAAACTCGGACAAGAGAAATTATAAACAATAAAAACATTCAGATTATGGAACAGAAAGATATTGATATTTACGAGATTTTGAAAGACATGCCAGACGGCACTTCACTCTACACACCAATGGTTGGAAAGGTTGAATTAACCTCTGTTGCTACCAACAAGGAAGCAGGAGAAGCAATCTGGACAGAGAATAGGAACGGAGAATTTTCCTTCGACAAGAACGGCAGATGGTTGGATGGTGGAGAAGTCCTTCTCTTCCCTTCTAACGAAATGAGAGACTGGAGCAAGTTCTTCAAGAAGGGAGACGTGCTGGAGTTTGTAGGCGACAAGGGAGTGCAAGGAACCTGCACATTTGAGAAATTCGAGGATGAGACGAAGACACGTTTTATTGGAAGGTACGTCAAGGAGAAAGAAGCCCTTTATTCTAAACGCCCTTCGACTTACCGAACAGCCGATTGGGTCAAGAGCGATGATCCAGCAGGCTATATCCGATTCGTTGAAGAGCGGCTCTGTGGCAAACTGAATCTTGAAACTCTGGAAATTGTGAACTTGAAGCCAGCGAAACCTACGTTTGAAATTGGTAAACTCTACGTTTTTAACGAGGAAGACGAGGACGGAGAGCTGGCAATCATAGGCGAACTTATCGCCAAGAACGAAAGCGAGGACACGCTGACATTCGGCAACCAGTATGAGATTGAGACCGAGAAGTTCGTGACCGACCAAGCCTTCGACCTGCGTATCAGCGTTAACAAGGAACTTCGAGAAGCGACAGAGAACGAAGTCGAACTGTTCAACAAACATTACGCCATCTGGAAGAAAGAGAAGGAGCAGCCAGCCTTCAAGACCTTTGACAAGGTGCTGGTAAGGTGCGGAAAAGGTTTCAAGTGGCTCCCAGCGTTCTTTGTCCGTGACCGCGGAGAGGATTTTGCATTTAGATACAACGTATTGCCTTTACATAGCGGAAAAACAGCAGACTTCGAACACTGCATCCCATACGAGGGTCATGAGAATTTTGCCTTCACTGACTACGATTTCGTAGACTTACCATTCTAGGACGTATGGCGAGCGAATTATGCAAGGCTTGCGATGCCGGGCGAAACTGCTTAAATGGGCTATACTGCCCGGCACGCAAGCAATATGTAGAACATCAGGCAATAAGTGAATGCAATGAGCGATTTCGCAACAAGGGAGAAGAACAGAACCTACTACCAGGAGCACCGGGAACAGATCCTCAGAGCCACGAAGGAATGGCGAAAGAGAAACCGGGAAAAATACCGGGCGTATCAAAAGGAGTACTGGAGTAAGCACTACCGGAACTACGGTACGAAGAACCGTGTAGCCGACAGAGCGATGCGTGAGAGGAAGAAGCCGGACGTAGAGAAGGCTCTATCCATGTTCAAGAATCCGCAGCAGGCAGCGCATCTGGCATGGCTGCTCGAAAATAAAAAGAATAATCGGTCGTGAGTTCAATAATAGAGTTTTTAACCAGCGAGGACAGAAGGGGATGGCTCTCCTATCAAAACAAATAAACTTATAACATCTTGAAATTATGATAGGCGAGCCGGAAACGCATCTCCCGAAGTCTGACAACAAACAAAGAAAGCGAGGTGGTACATGAAGAAATAGAAAGAAGACGATGATATAATATTAATTATGCTTTTATCCTACGGCTGGCGGTGGAAGAAGGAAGAACCCTGCAACATATACATTTTGTTATTCATTTATTTTGCAAGCGCAGGCACAACTTCCGGAATCCCTGCCAGCTTTCTCTATCGCAACCAAAAAGAAGGGAAAGAAAGGGGTAGGGGAAAGATAGGGATAATAACGCATGTGTGCACGTACATGCGCACGTAAAGGGTGTTGGATAATAAATTACACAAGCAAAACAAAATAAACGCTTATACGCGAAATTTAAACAAAATAAGTACTTTAAAGAAAAAATGGAAAAAGGAACAGTTATAATTGGAATCGACCCCGACAACCAAGAAAGCGGAGTTGGAGCAGTCTTTGACGACAAGAAGTTTCTCGCCTATAAAATGAACTTCCCGGCTTTGATAGATTACCTAAAGGCTATGAACGAGAGCTGCAAGAAGATTAAGGTCGTTATTGAAGGCGGCTGGCTCAACAAAAGCAACTGGCATGTGCTTAATCGTTTCATGACAGCAGTCAAGGCAGCAGCCATCGGACGCTCTACCGGAATGAACCATCAGACTGGAATCTTGATTGTCGAGTGCTGCAAACACTACAATATCCCCTGCGAAATCATCAAGCCGCTAAAGAAGTGCTGGAAGGGAAAGGACGGAAAAATCACGCAGGACGAAATTGCTTATTTTGTAAGCGCAGGAGAGAAAATGCCGAGAATGAACCAAGACCAGAGAGACGCACTTCTCCTCGCATGGGTCTGTGCAGGATACCCGGTCAGAGTGAAGCCGCAGAAACCACAGACAACCCTGCAGAAGACCATCAGAGCCTTTGATGGATAAAATAAAAACGAAGTGTTGGAAAAAGTTAAAAGTGTGCAAAGAACAAACAACTAAAGCAAAAAAGTCGTATCTTTGCGCCAGTGTTTATCAGATAAGCACGTATTTCGAACTTAAAACAAGAAGAAAATGAAAACAGAAGAAATCGCACTATCGAGGGTCAGCGAGAATGAGGCGAACCCTCGAACCATAACTGAGGCGAGTTTTCAAAAGCTGGTCAAGAGCATCCTCGTCTTCCCTAAGATGCTCCAGCTTCGCCCTATAGTCGTAGACGAAACCTACAAGGTACTGGGTGGCAATATGAGAACGAGGGCACTCTGCCACATCGTGAGCATGACACCCGAAAACATCAAGGACGTTCTCGACACAGACCAGCGGCTGACCGATTCAGAGAAGCGGTTGATCGCCTACTATTGGAACCTGTGGCAGGAGCAGCCAACTGCAACCATCGTCAAGGCATCAGACCTCACGGAGGCGCAGAAGAAAGAATTCATCATCAAGGATAATGCAGGCTTCGGAGACTGGGACACCGAAGCACTGGCAAACCAGTTCGGAGACCAGCCGTTGACGGACTGGGCAATCCCACAATGGATTCTCGGCATGGCAGGCATCAGCAATGAGCAAAAGGAGGGGGGCGATACTCCAACGGAAGGAGAAGGAGCACCGAAACCAAGCCTAGTGGATAAATTTGTCGTTCCTCCCTTCTCAATCCTCGACACACGCCAAGGCTACTGGGTTGAGCGCAAAAAGCAATGGAGAAACATCGTTTCCAGCAAGGACATCGGGGCAAGCCGTGAACAGACCCTCGTCCGTTCTAAGGAAATGCGATACAAGGAACTGTACTCCAAGAGCGAGAAGTTCAGAAAAGAGAAAGGCATCTCTTTCGATGAGTATCTCGAGAACTATGTATCGCCCGAAGAGAAAGCCAAGGCAGACCGTAGCGTATTGGCGCAGGGTACAAGCCTTTTCGACCCAGTACTGGCTGAAATCATCATGCGATGGTTCTGCAAGCCACACGGAAAGATTATCGACCCATTCGGAGGAGAGCAGACAAAAGGTGTTGTTGCTGGCACGCTAGGCTACGACTATCAAGCTGTGGAAATCCGCAAGGAGCAGGTCGACATCAACACAGAAGCGACCAAGGATTACGGCAGCGTGAAATATTTCTGCGGTGATTCAAACAACATCGGGCAGATAATCAAAGACAGCGATTTCGACCTCTGTTTCACCTCGCCACCATATTACGACCTGGAAGTCTACAGCAAGGAAGACATGAGCGCACTCGGCACATACGAGGAATTCATGAGCCAGTACGAAAACATCTTCAGGCAATGCGTGGATAAGATGAAGGACGGCTCATTCCTGGTTGTAAAGATTGGGGAGGTCCGAAACAAGAAGAACGGAGAGTACCGAAATTTCGTTGGCGACAATATCTCCACCTTCCTGCGGCTCGGGCTTCACTATTACAACGAACTTATATTGATCGAGCAGGTCGCGTCCCGATGCCTGAGAGCAGACGGTGGCATGAAATCGCGCAAGACACAGAAGTGCCACCAAAACGTTCTCGTGTTCTATAAAGGCGAAATGGACGAAATCAAGAAAACGTTCGAGGATATGCGACAGCCTGAAAAGATGCACTCCAACGTTCTGGTATTCTACAAAGGCGACCCGAAACACGTTCAAGACCATTTCCAGCCTATCGAATACAACGAGGAAGAAGCGCAACAGCTTGCGGACACCTTCAACAGCGTAGCACCAGCAGGAGAGGAAGAACAACCAGCAGAGGAAGGAGGGCAGAGCGATGAAGGCACAGACGATTGACATCAGCCAAAGGGCAAAAACAATCCGTGCCTGCATCATCAAGCGGCACATGGAAGAGAACCACATCGACCGCTGCGTCTGTTTCTCCTGCGGCAACGCATCAAGAGCCATCAAGGAGGCAGGCATCCCCTGCGTGGAAATTTCTCCCGGTGGCGATTTGAGTGCGAACCGCTGGTGGAGCATGAACGAGATACGCAACACCTTCCCCGATTCCTTCGATGCAACGAGCGGACACCTGCCAATGGATATGATGAACCAACTGGCAGCGGAGTACCGAACGACTTTTCCCGACATCATCAAGGAAGGGCAGACCTACACCATACCGACTGGCAGCGGAGAGACCGTAATCTGCCTGCGGATGGCTTTCCCTAAGTCGCGGTTCATTGCGCAATGGGATAATCAAGACCCAAGCTGCGAGTACTCAGACCAAGCACCGATGGCGCAACTGGTAAAAGCCACTGGAGAATGGGAGATAATAAACGGATGAGACGATATGCGGGCGTATGCGGCACGTTCTAAAGCCATGCGCATAACTAAGCGTGATTGAAACGTTCGAGCCGTGTGCGCGAAATTCGCAGAAAATAACCTCCAAGGGAGCGGAAACGAAAAAGGCAGGAGATTAACCCCTGCCCATCGCTTTGAGAATACACTGGTTGATGAAGCCGCTGCGGTCTTTCTTATCGACCCCTGCCAAGATGTTAGCCACGTCCTCGGTAGCACCGAAATAGAATGTTGCAGCGTATTTCTTCGTTCGCCCTGCACCCTTGCGAGCACCTCCCCAAGATTTGGAGGTAGTTTCATTCGTAGTACTCATAATGTTAAAAATTTGGTTATATGAAAATTAATTCGTAAATTTGCAAACGAAATCCCAAAGTGGGGTGGTGGTTCGAGCACCACCCCTTGGAATAATCAAAACCCTCAGAGCTCAATCGTGAAGGTTATTTTGATTTTCCAAATCCTAATCGAAATGTAAGTTCTCATAAGGCTTTGGGATTTCATTTTACTTTTCCCTCATCCTCGGAGGGTTTCAGTAAATAAGGACTCTTCCCTTATTACGTTTGCAAAGATACGAAATTTATTTGAAATATGCAAGTTTTTCAAGTAGAATTTTTATAAAAAATCAAATAAATTTCAAGGAATCAAAATATGCCACAAGGTAACAACAATAAACATCGAGCGCAGAAAATCGACATCGAGAACCGCTTGCAGATTATCGCACCCTTATACCGCAGAGGATGGACGGAGCGAGAAATCACGGCAGAGGTGAGGAAACGGCTCGACAGACCGAAATACAATCAAGCGCACTGCGACATTCAGCGGTTATTGAAGGAGTGGAGGGAAGAGAGACTGACCGACACAGACGAGAAAATAACCAGCGAGGTGGCAAGGTTGAAACTGGTGATACGTGAAGCGTGGGAAGCCTGGGAGAAGTCCAAGGAAGACTACCACGAAAAGAAAGCGACCCAGCAGGGACTGCCAATCGTAGATGAGCGAGGAAAGCCGATTTCAATCGAGACCGTCAAGACGATAATGTACGATGCCGAGAAACGAGGATTCGGAGAACCACGCTACCTCGACATCATCATCAAGGCAGAGACGCAGATTTGCAAGCTGCTCGGACTGGATAAGGTCGTGCTCGACCTGAACGCAGGATTCCAAGGCGGCATCGAGGTACGCTACATCAACTCGGGACACCAGTGCGCATCCAGCGAGCAGGAAGTAATCGAGCGTGAAGGATTGGATATAGAATAATTTTTTACCATAATTTTGTTTTAAGTTTTATTGTTTGAAAGTATGGCACTATTTGACGTTATTGGTGAACTGTATGACCCGAATGCGGACGTGAAGCCGAGATTCCTTGTGAACCAGGGCGGCACGTCCTCGGGGAAGACATACACCATCATGCAGCGTCTTATAGTGCTTTCTTTTGAACACCCCATGGCAATTATCACGGTGTGCGGTCAAGACCTCCCGAACTTGAAAGTGGGAGCCATGCGAGACCTCGACACCATCCTGCACACAAGGGCAGAGTTGCTGGACTGGTTTAAAAACAACAAGAGCGACAGCAGCTACAGAGGAAAGAACGGCTCAATCATCGAGTTCAAAAGCTACAAGGATGCGCAGGACGCTAAGAACGGAAAGCGTGACTACCTGTTCGTGAACGAAGCGAACGGTGTGCCCTATGAAGTGTTCTGGCAGCTTGCCATCCGAACCCGAAAGCAGGTGTTCATCGACTACAATCCAAGCGCACGCTTCTGGGTCCACAATAACATCATCGGCAGGGATGACTGCCGGCTGATCCTAAGTGACCACCGAAACAACCGATTCCTGACTGAGCAGGAGCACAAGAAAATTGAAGAGATTGACGACCCTGAACTGTGGCGAGTGTATGCGCGTGGACTGACCGGAAAGATAACCGGGCTTATCTTCACTAACTGGGGCATCGTTGACAAGCTGCCACCGCGTGAGGAGTGGAAGATGGAATGCAGGGGTATGGACTTCGGATTCACCAACGACCCAACTGCGCTGGAGCACGTTATATTGGCGCACGGAGAGTTATGGGTGGACGAAGAAATCTACCAGCCTGGAATGACGAACGATGACATCGCAGACCGATGCAAGGAACAAGGACGGACGAAACGAGACCTTATCATTGCGGATTCGGCAGAGCCTAAGAGCATTCAGGAGATACACAACCGAGGGCTGTGGATAATCGGCAGCACCAAGGGAGCGGACAGCATCAACAACGGCATCGACATCTTGAAGCGTTTCCGCATCAACATAACAAGACGCAGCCATGGCATCATCGGGAACATGCAGCAATACAAGTGGAAGAAGTCAAGGGATGGAGAGACCACGAACCAGCCTATAGACGCATTTAACCACGGCATAGACGCAATACGATACGTAGCCTTGAAGAAGTTATCCGTAGCGAGCCATGGAACGGCTAGGGCGCACGTATTGAGGCAAAGATAACGACAAAAAATATAAAGCGTATGGATAATAACACTACATTCAAGTACTGGCTGGCAGTGGCAAGGCACACCAGCTATAAAATCGGCAAGCAGCCACGACCAGCGTTTGTCGGAGGAAAACAAGTGCCCGACAATCTCAACCAGCTATCAATCGGGCAACTGATTGACCTTTCCCAGCTATCAGACAGCGAGGAAAGTCTGTATCAGATAGTGACAACCGTCCTCGGTCTGAGCCACAAGGAAGTGGAGCAGGCTAGGGCGGTTGATGTCGTTATGCTCATCGGTTGGGTAACAGCAGAGGTGGAGCGCATCAACAAGCTATTCGAGAGCACAGACACAGCGAAGCCAACGAGACTGGAGAAGGAGGCTGGCATCGATACCTTGCGGTTCGGACTGTTCGGCATGCTGGACTGGTATGCGGTAAGGATGGGCATCAGCGACCACGACCAGGTTCTAAAAACACCATGGCTTCGCATCTACAAGTGCATGGAAATGGACAACAAGAGAAGCGTGTACGAGCGAAACCTGCAGAAGTTGCAGGCAGAGGAAATGAAACGTAAATCTAGATAATTATGGCAACAATCAGAGAAACATTAAAGCAGCTGGCAGCAGACACGCTACCAGACTATACCTACCTATTCGAGGACTGGGACACAGCAGACACCAAGCTGGAGAAACTGAACTATCCAGCAATCGTGTGCATCATCCCAGCCAGCGGCACAACAGAGATACGCAACGGCAGAGTATACGACACCGTGAACGTAGCCCTGGCGTATCTCGACACCGTACCGAGGGGAGCGGAAGGAGAAGACAACGGAGAGTGCATCGACCGAATGAAGGTGGCAGGGGCAAGGATGATACGAGCCATCAACCAGTCGCAACAGTTCGAACCATTGGAAGGGCAGCAGTACTACGAGACCATCATCGAGCGTTTGAGCACGATCGTGTCGGGTGTAATGTACTCCCTGCAACTGACACAGAGAATAGGAGGGTGTGAGGTATGAGCAAGGGAGGTATTCAATTCGACCCCAAGGCGGCATCGCTGATAATGCGTGAGGAAGTGGAGAGAGCACGGCAACTTATCATCAACCACATACGTATCAACGGACAGAACGCATCGGGGCGCACCATAGCGAGCCTAAAGGTGGAGCAGCCCAGCGAGGAAGAAACCATCCTCTGGGGACACAAGCCATTCGGGGTTCTCGAAACCGGACGAAGGGCAGGAAAGATACCATACGGCTTCCGTAGCATCATCCGGCAGTGGATGAAAGACAAGGGGCTGCACGGCAGACCTATCCCCTACAAGACCCAGCGGCAGCACAAGTACACTCCACAAGAGCGTGGCGACATGAGCATGGCAGGAGCCATCGCGCACACCATCGCCAACAGGGGTTCTAAACTGCACCGGACTGGCGGCAGGGCTGACGTATACAGCAACGTTGTGCCCGACACAATGAAGCGGCTCGGGCAGAGGCTTATTTTCTTAATCCACCAGTCGGTGGGAAGTATCAAACTAAACAATGAGACGGTATGAGACAGACGACAAACAACAATATCACGATTCAATACCCGGACGCTGTAGGCTTCGCATTCTTGCCTTGCATTATCAAAGCAAGTGGAAGTAACCTTTCGTGTATTGAGGTAATAATCAGATGTGGCAACAAGGAACGAGCCTACAATGTGGAGGCGTTCAACAGTGAGTGCATAACAGACTTCAAGACATACGTGCAAGCTCTTTTTGACGGACGTATCAATGCAGCCTATGATTGGACAATAAACTATGATTCCAGCGTTCTAAACCTTCTAGTGGGCATCGAGGTCAACGCATACGATGACAGAGACGAACAGCTTGCGAGCATCGACTTCACCACGAACATGGTTTGGGGTGCACCAAAGTATGGGGAGACCTGGAACGGCTACAAACGTATTACATGGTTTACTCATTATCCGTTCACCTTTGGCATATACTTAAGCAAGTTGAACGCAAACCTACTAATCGGTTACGAGGGAGCACCCAATAAGCTACTGAAGATTCCGATTAACGGTATGGTGGACTTCTACGCAGGCATATTGCCTAGTGGTGCAAAATACTGGAACATATACGATTATGATGGAGAGATTCAGCAGGGAACGTTTGACAATACTTTCGACCTTACTTTCAGATTAACCACCGGAGGTAAGCAGTCACTATTGTTACGCATCGACAGAGACGATGCTGAGAGTGGTATCTATCTGCGTTGGATTGACCGACACGGATTCATTCGCTATTGGCTATTTGCGTCTGGGGAGGAAACGAGAGAGATTGCCAGCGACCTGAGTTTCATACGCAACAATCTGAGCGGATACAGCGACATATATGGCTACGTTGGCGACAGCGGAAGAAGGCAGGGATATGAGCGCACGGATTCAATCAAACTTTGTGCTCCGTTGGTTGACTGTGATACGTTCGATATGCTGCAAGACCTAGCCAGCAGCCCAGTCGTTGACATGTACCTAGGGGGAGACTGGACGCAAGAGGAAGACCAGTGGACGAGCGTAACAATCAAGGCAGGAAGCTATACGAAGAGCACAGCTTGCTTGCAGGATTTCGTATGCGAAATGATAATCAATAACATTAACGTTCAGAGATTATGACAGACCAGCAACTTTATATAGACGGTGTTTTGATGGATTTGCCGGAGAGCACCGATGTGGTGCTCGACATTAAGAGCAACCTTTTTCGTGACGTCACGAAAATGACATCGAACTACACGTACACCATCCAGTTGCCACGGACGGTGCACAACCTTTCAGTTTTGCAGCAAGCGGACAGACCGAAGAGCGGCAGCAGATACCCTTTTATTTTCCACCAGTGCAGTTATTTCCGTGGAGGTGTGCAAATTATCAAAGACGGACGATTGAACGTACTGAGCATCGAGGAAAGCATCGAGGTATCAATCTACTGGGGTATTATGCCAGCGTTCACGAAGCTACTGGAGAGCGGAATGAAACTGAACGAACTGGGAGTGACAGACAGAGTGCTTTTTGAGAAGTATAACACACCGAACACAAGGGAGGAAGCCGTGAGCAAGGGAATATTCTTTGCTTATTACAACCCATACCGAATTGAAAGCAAAGATAACTTTGGTATTAATCTGGTGCAGAAAAACAAGTACACCACGACACAATACTCGCCTAGCCGTGGACGCATCAGAACTGGCACAGATGTAGGAAAATACATCAGCGGAAAGATAGAGAACGCATCGGACACGATTTGTGCTCTCATTCCCTTCCTGCCATCGACAACGGCAAAAGTGCAGGCACAAGGAAAGGGCGATTACAGAAGTTATGCGGTGCTGGATAAGTATATGCGGGTTCTATCCGTGAGCGGAGAAGACGAGACCCTGGACGTATACACCATCAGAGGAGAGGCTAGAGCTGCATACCTCGTAGTGAATGCACCTGTCGAATATTACAGCACTCTGTCGCTATCAGTTACCGGGCTGACACCTATGCACGAAATGATAGATGGCGACAATAAGGAGGATTTCGTAGGCGATGATGTGGCGGTGGATGAATATAAAACGTCCCCAAAATTCTTGCAGCCATGTGTGACCGTAAACTGGCTATTGTCAAGGATAGCGAGGAAGTCGGGCGTATCTTTCGTTTGGCAGGATGATGAAGCAAAGAAGATGTTGAACAACCTTGTTGTGCCTATCATCAACAACAAGGCAGACGACAAGACTATCATCGGTGATCTGACCGCAGACGTTAAGAGCCGTGACGGACTGGGTGCGCTTTCCTTTTCCGTCAACAACTCATTGACATCAGTCACACCAAGCACTGGCAGCGATGTACAGAAACTGACGATAACGAAGGATTGCGAACTGACCTTTGATGTGCAAGTGCAATACTACGTCAGACATCAGTTTGAAGACGCAGCGGAGATTCAGTTGCCTATGGGCGTGAAAATGACCGTGACAACACCAAGCACTACTGGAGGTGAGGCATCCACGCAGGAATACGAGTTCGGAGATTTGAAATACGAGGATGGGCAGGTTAAGTACCCGGTCGTACTACGCAGCTATGCTATCGATGGCTATCTTTATTTACTTTCGGCAGGAACGAACACAATATCGCTAAAGAAGGACGATGTACTGACGTTTGAGACTATCATGCACGGAGTGAACACAGTCAACCTGCCATCCGTTTATGGCGGCAGAATCACAGCCAGCGTCAAGAGTGGGGACAGCGTACCGATTGGGGGAAGTTTCCCTATCGGCATAAACCTGCCCGAAATCGAGGTAACAAACTTCATTAAGTTTTTGGCTTTGATAACTGGCTCGTTCCCTAGGCAACTGACCAACAGCACGCAAGTGCAGTTTATCATGTTTACCAGAGTTTGGGCAAACAAGGCGAACGCCTACGACTGGAGCGGAAAACTCATTCCGTATGACCGCCAAGGTGCACCACGAAAAAGCGAGTATTCCGTTTCTGACTTCATGCAACACAACCGCTACAAGTGGAAGGAAGACGAAGAGACAACCGGGGACTATGATGCAGACCTCGCAATCAGCAACCAGACTTTGGACTATGAGCAGGACACGTGGACGCTACCTTTTGCAGCCAGCGATGACAACCGCATACCGATAAGAACACTGGATTCTTTCGGCATGAAGAATGGTGGAGAGTATAAGGGATGCAAGGAGCGAATAATGACGCTTAGGGATGATAAGGAGCAAGCGGCACTGCGATTCGGTATTGACCTTCAGAACATCTTCGATACGAAGTACAAGCAGCTTGCAGCAAGCATCGCCAAGGCGCACGTAATCACAGAGCGGCTCAATCTGTCGGACTTGGATATTCTGGATTTTGACGAGACGAAGCCAGTGTACCTTGCACAGTATGGAGCGTATTTTGCGGTTCTCGAAATCAAGACCACAAGCAGCGGATATTGCGAGGTTACAATGATAGAGTTGAACAATTAAATAAAGAAACAATGACAACAGAAGAACAGAAGATACTTGACATCAAGGTCAAGTACGAGGATGCAATCTATGGCATCATCAGATACAAGGAGAAGATAGACCAGTTGAAGCAATCCATCAAGGACTTGCAGCAGCAGGAAAAAGACGGCACTATATCACGCAACGAATACAAGGTGCAGACGGAAGCCATCAACGCAACCATCAAAGAGTACCAGTACAACGTGCGTGCCCTGCAGAAGGAGGTGCAGAACAGCATCAGACAAGAGGAACAGCAGGAAGGCAGTCTAAAGTCGATGCGTGCAGAACTTTCGAACCTAACCAAGGCTTATTCGGAAATGAGTAAGGCAGAGCGAGATAGTGCAAAGGGCAAGGAACTGCAAAACCACATCAACGCTTTGACGGACGACATCAAGGAGGTGGAAGAGGGTATCCAGCTATACCAGAGAAGCGTAGGTAACTACAAGAACGCAATCACGGAAGCCATCTTCGGCAACTCTCGCTTTGGTGCATCCCTCCAAGCTATCGTGGATATGGCAGGAAAGAGTGACGGACTAATCGGGCAGCTATCAACGAGGATAGGAGCATTCAAAACAACCGTTCTCGGACTTTTTACAAATCCTTATTTCCTCGCCATGGCAGGTGTTGCTGGTGTCGGAATGGCTTTCAAATGGTTCTATGACTACAACAAGGGGTTGATGGAAGCAACACGACTGACAAGGGAGTTCACTGGCTACACCGGGGAAGCATTGGAGACGATGAGGAACAGCATCGCAGCCACAGCGGACACGATGGGAAAGGATTTCAAGGACGTTCTCGGAACGGCTGACAACCTTATGGCTAATTTCCATCTATCGGGCGAGCAGGCGATGGACGTAATCAACAAGGGCTTTGCGAGCGGTGCAGACCTATCGGGCGATATGTTACAGAAGATACAGCAGTATGCGCCTACCTTCCACGATGCAGGAATATCGGCAGACCAGATGGTGGCTATCATCCAGCAGACACGTAGCGGTATCTTCAGCGACAAGGGTCTCGACATCATCGATATGGCGAGCAAGAAAATTCGTGAGATGAGCAGCGGCACGGCTTCCAGCCTTGATGCTATCGGTATTTCAAGCAAGCAAGTGCAGGAAGACCTAGCCAAAGGAACGAAAAGTACCTTCGATGTTATCCAAGAGGTCAGCACGAAGATGAAGAACTTCGGAGCGGACAGCCAGCAGGTGGGCGATGTTCTGAAGAACGTCTTCGGTAAGCAGGGAGCGCAAGCAGGTATTCAGCTTATCGAGCAACTGGATACGATGAGCACCAGCCTTGACGAAGTGAAGAAGCAGACTGGAGCGTGGGGAAATGTACAGCTGGAGAACATCAAGTTACAAAAGGAACTGAACACCTATATGAGTTCTATGTTCGATTTCAGTCAAAAGGGCTTTGCATCAATCATCACGGCAGGAAAGCAATTCGGCACGAAGGTTCTCATCCAGATAATGAAAGGCTTGTTCAACACCATAAACTACTTCATCGACTGGTACAACGAGAGCCTTCTTTTGCGTGGAGTTATTCAGACATTGGGGGCGGCTTTCCGTGGCGTTTGGTCGGTAGTCAAGGGCGTTGCAAACCTTATCATCGATGCAATGAAACAAGTCGGCAGAAGCCTAAAGGGTGCGCTCGATATATTGGAGGGTATCGTAACATTCGACCTTTCCAAGGCACAGCAGGGATTCAAGGAGATATTCGACCTTTCAAAGTTCATCAAGGAAGGATGGAAGGATATCAAGAATGCTGGTATAGAGATAGGAAACACATTCGCTGACGGATTCGAGAACACCGTGCACGGAAGACTGAACCATCTAAAACTTGCGAACCTAGACGGTGGAGCGACCAGCAGCGAGCCAACGAACGGAAACAAGGGAACGACATCAGCAGCCAAGGGCAGCACTGCCAAGACCAAGGCACAGATAGCCAAGGAGAAAGCGGAAGAAAAGGCAGAGGCAGAGCGCAGGAAGAAGCAGGAAAAGGAATTGCAGGCACAGATTGCACTTATCCAGTATCAGTACAACGAGCAGGTAATGGATGCAAAGAAGCGATACCTCGCAGGTATGTACGACAACGAGCGAGACTACAGCAACGACCTCGAACAGCTGGAGAAGAACATGGTGGCACGAAGCCTTGACGCATACGTGGCGGCAGGGCAAATCGGAGCAGAAAAGGCGCAGGAAATGCAGGCAAAACTTCTCGACATCATGATAAAGGCGAAAGCGGACTTGAAGAACCAAGCCAAGGAGATTGTGGACGAAATCAACAAGGAGTTCGAGGAAGCAGAGAAGGCACGCAAGGATGCAAATATATTGGGTGGTGGCACTAGCGATGAGGAGAACGATAACGCAGCCAAGTTGGAGCGGTATAGGGCTTTCCTGGAGCAGAAACTTGCAATGACCCAAGAGAACACGGAAGCGCAGAAGCAGCTCCAGCAGCAACTCCACGACACAGAGGTACAGCTGGCAGACGATTCGAACAAGAAGCAGCAACAGAAAATCGGTGAACGCCAGCAGATGATGGCTAACATGATTTCTACGCTGAGCGATGGACTGGCTAGTTTCTTCAATGAGCAAGACAAATCCTTCCACAACTTCTTGAAATCCATGCTCACATCTTTGCTTGATGCAATCGAGATGGCAATCACGGCTTACTATGCACAGATGTTGGCACATGAGCTGGCAGAAAAGTCGTGGTTTGGCGTTGCCAGTGCAGCAGGCATGATGGCATTAACCAAGGCAGCCTTTGCCGGAGCGAAAGCAGCCGTCAAGGGCTTTTCCACTGGTGGCTACGTCCAAGGCTCTGGAACTGGAACGAGCGACAGCGTCCCGGCAAGGCTTTCCAATGGCGAGAGCGTAATGACCGCAAAGGCGACATCGATGTTCAGCCCGATATTATCCGCATTCAACCAGTTAGGAGGTGGTGTTCCTATCGTAGTAAACAACGGAGGCAGCAACATCGGCATGGATATGCTGGCGGCAGCTGTAGCAAGAGGGTATCAGATGGCTCCTAAGCCAGTAGTGAGCGTGGAGGAGATAAACCGCACCCAGCGTAGAGTGCAGACCATTGAGACTATCGGCAGGATTTAGGGTAGTTATTTTTTAAAGATTTGCGTTCTGAGCAGTTTTTGGTCGAAGGTGGTAAAGTTACACACCCAAGATGATAAAAGCCGCTTAGAGCGCAAAATTTTGGCTTGTTTAGAAAAATTAACTGCTTACGAGATAAACATATTGAAAAATATCGTATCTTTGCAGCGTTTTAAAACTTAAAAAATCACGATTCAATGGCAAAACTCAGAATATACAACGACATCGACAGCCAAGACAACAAGTTCTGGTATCAATGGTGGGGAGGTGATTGCGTATGCTTTCAAGACATAGATGCTTTTGCAGCAAGCATACCGAAAGACGATGACACCATCGACATGCGTATCTTCTGCAATGGCGGTTCTGTAGTTGAAGGCTGGGCGATTTACGACCGACTGCGACAGAGCGGAAAGAAGATTTCCTGCACCGTTGAGGGCAAGGCAGCATCCATGGCAACAATCATCATGCTCGCAGCACCAAAGGAGAGCCGCAAGGCATACGAGAACGCAGCCTTCCTCCTGCACAACCCATGGGTTCCTGGCTGGTGTCTGGGCGACCAGCTGAACGCAAAGGACTTGAAGAACCAGAGCGAGGAAATGCAGATGTGGCAGGATAAGATGGTGGACGCATACGTAGAGCGGTGCGAGTGCGACCGGGAAGAGATTCAAGCCTTGATGGATAAGGACATCTTCATCAGCACCAGCGAAGCTTTGCGCCTAGGTCTTATCAGCAGCACCGTTGCACCAATCAGCGCAAGCACATCGAAACGCAATATCGAAAATTTTATTAATTCAAAACAACAAAATCCAAAAGCAATGGAGAAGAAAACAGAAGTAAAGGCTTCTCTCCTCGACAAGATTCTCGCCAAGTTGGGCGTGAAGACACTGGAGGAAGCAGAGCAGGCGGTGGCAGAGCCACAAGCCAAGGCAGAGCCAAAGGCGATGGAACTCAACACAGCAGACGGACAAACACTGACCGTTGAGCGTGAAGAGGGAGATCCGCAAGTTGGCGACAAGGCAAGTCCGGATGGAACGTTTGAAATGCCCGATGGCAAGACAATCGTTGTCGAGGACGGTGTAATTACCGACATTCAGACCGAAGACAACACCGACAATGAAGGCGGTGAGGGCGGTGAAGGCGGCAGCGCATCAAGCACCGACAACGACACCGTAGCCAAGTTGCAGCAGCAGGTAGCAGCACTCAAACAGCAGTTGAACGACACCAAGGCACAGCTGGCAAGCGCACAGAAACTCGCAAAGAGCAAAGAAGACATGCGCATCCTGAATGCCGTGAAGATGGCAGGCGGTGCTGAGAAGGTGTTGGCAGGCTACAGCAGCCACTACCAGCCAGCACAGCGACAGCCAAGCGGCAAGGGCGCAGGCGACAACGTGAACGCTGTCGAAGAAGGCAAGAACGCTATCAAGGAGAGACTTGCCAAGCTCCACAAAAAGGGCAAGAAATAGTATTAACCCATTAAATCAAAAGAACATAATGGCAGGATTTACAAAACAGCAACTCGAGAACCTTAAACTCGAGCCAGAAAACCTCGCAAGCATCAAGGATGCCGTGCAGGAAACCTTCTACAACGATGAAGATTTCTCTTCATTCGTGAATATTCAGAAGGTCAAAGAGAAAGACCCTATCGCTCTTCTCGGAGAGATGGAAATGGTAGGTAAGAAAGGTGGCGGCTGCGACCCTACCTACGAAGAGAAGGGAATCGCCAACTCTCAGAAGCGTTGGGAATTCGGACAGTGGGAGATTCCTATTAAGATTTGCTACGAGGCATTGAAGGGAACCATCGCTGAGTATTCATTGAAGACTGGTACAGCCATTGGCGACCTCACCAGCACCGACTTTATGACAATCTATGCCGATGCACTCCATCGAGCCATGTTGCAGATGATTTGGCGTTTCGGCTGGTTGGGTGACAAGGAGGCAGCATTGGCAGGTGCAGGTGGCGGCAAGCTGACAGCAGACTTAGATGTCAGTAATTTCAACGTCTGCGATGGTCTGTTCAAGCGCATCTTTGAAGCCACAGCGACTAAACATACAGCCATTGCAGCCAACAGCGAGACCACGGCAGCATTGCAGATTTCTGCATTGCGCAAGAGTGGTGCGGCTACTACACTTGTAGACACCATCCTGATGGATGCAGACACACGTATCGTTGACGACAGCGATGCCGTATTGCTCATGACACGCTCGCTTGCTGACGCATTGACCTACGACCTCAAGAAGACCTACCACGACATTATGCCATGGGAGAAGTTGTTCGATGGCTTCGAAGTAGCGACCTACAACGGAGTGAAGATTGCACGTGTCGGCATTTGGGACAGAATGGTTAAAGCATACGAGAAGGGCGAGGCTACAGTCAACCTTCCACACCGTGCGGTATTCTGCAATCCGAAGCACCTTATGATTGGTACAGATGCAGACAATCTCATCAGCGACCTCGACATCTGGTTCGACCAGAAGGAGCGCAGGAACTATCTTTATGCTACCGGTAAGATTGGCACGGCTCTCCTCGAAGAGGACATGATCCATGCAGCTTACTAACCGCACCTAATTTTCAGTTTAGTATTAAGTTATTTTTGACAGTCCTCAACACCCACAAAACGGTGTTGGGGATATAACAATTAAAAACGAATTAATATGACAACAACTTGCGAGAGCCTTATCGCCCAGGACATCATCATCCCTTGCGAAGACCAAGTAACAAAGGGACTGGAGGGCGATGGACTTATCATCAACCGAGACGACATTGACTTCACCAAGTCCGTTGTAGTGGGCAATATAATTAAAACGCTGGTTTTGAAGACTGGCAAGAAGGCATACGCTATCCGGCAGGAAGGCAGCAAGCCTTTCACTGGAACCAAGACCGAGCTGACCGTTGGCACGTATCGCAACAGCTGGAAGAACACCGTAGCAGTCGTGGTATTGGCTAACACACCTGACGTTTGCGCCAATATCATTGACGGACTGGCGAACGGAAAGTTCGTTATCATCCTGCGTAACCTCTCAAAGGGAGCAGACGGAAAGGCAGAGTATCAGGTATTCGGATATGCGCAGGCACTGAAGGCAAGCGCAGGTGAGAACGACAAGTACTCTGACGACACGGAGGGCGGCTGGCTTATCACGCTGGAAGAGGAGAGCGTACCAAAGGCAGCTTATTTCTTCTTCGACACAGACAGCGAGACCACGGCAGCCAAGTACGCCAGTCTGACAACAGCAGCCGTAGGAGGTTAAGCCATGACCTACGAGGAAGCAACAGCCAAGGTCGGGGATTTGAAGGCACGGTTTGACAGTCCATTTGATGCAACCGACAAGGCAGTTATTGAAACTCTATATTTCGAGGTAACACGCAAGCGTTTTGTTCCGACAACCTGCCAGCAGTGTTACCACGATGCTTTGATTGAAATTTATCTAAAACTCAAAAAAGAAAAGGCAATGCCAAAAACATGTAATTACGCTATGAAGGCGGGTTTCATCATTTCCTGCCCGGACTTCTATAGGGGTAAGATTTTCACGAACGAGAACCTGACCGACAAGGTAGCGCACGAATATCTGACGAAGTACCCACAGATGGAGAGCTACTTCCAGAAGATACCCAGCGAGGAACTCATCGAGAACAAACAGCAGCCAGCAGGCAGCGACAGCGGTGCAGATGATACCGCAGGGAAAGATCCTGCCGAAAAAGCAGCAGGCAGCGACAAGAAAAAAGACCTCGACCAAGCCGAGAAAGCAGGCAAGGAAGAGTGACAAAACAACAAGTAAAACGACACAAGCAATATGAACGTCAAGACAGTTAAAAAGCCAAAGCGAAGGGTTGATGTTAGCTATGTCAGCCGATTCAAGATGCAGGCATACGGATATGACAATCTTTATCCGCAGAACCTCGCACGCATCACGGAAGCCAGCGGAACGGCAATGCTGTGCCTTAACCGCTACGCCCGATTTATTGAGGGCTACGGCTTCGATAGCGATGCTATCGCAGCGTTAGCGATGAACCAGCAAGGGGACACGGCAGACGATTTACTGCGGAACGTAGCGCAAGACCTCGCACGCTTTGGAGGCTTTGCCCTTCATGTTAACTACAACGTTCTAGGGCAGGTGTCGAGCGTGAGCCACGTACCCTTTGAAAATTGTCGACTGGAAGAGACAGACGACAAGGGGAACGTGGCGCACGTCTTGCTGCATCCCGACTGGGAACAGAAGAAAACGAGGAACGGAAAGCGGTTGATGGTGAACGAGAAGACTATTGAGCGCATCAACGTCTTCAACCCCGACCCCGACATCGTTTTTGAACAGATTGAAAACGCAGGAGGCATCGACAGCTACAAGGGGCAGATTCTGTGGCAGAGCCTAGACGGACAGTTTATTTATCCTACAGCCAGCTACGATTCTGCCATCACTGAGATTTCGACCGATGAGGGACTGGGAAACGTGAAGATGCGAAACGTCCGCAACAACTTCCTCGTATCGTGTATGCTCGTAACTAAGAAGGGCGTGCCCAAGTTCGATGAGAAAGGCGAAGAGGTGGAGAGCGGACAGATGATTTCCGATGAAGACCTTTTGCAGTTTCAAGGGGACGAGAACACAGCGAAGATTCTTGCGGTCGAGGTGGAGAACGAGGAAGACGAACCGAAGGTTGTGGCTTTCCCTACGAAGAACTTCGACAAGGAGTTCAGCGTGACGGATGCAAGCGTCATTGAACGCATTTATGCACAGTTCCATCAAGAACTCTTCTACTCAATCCGTATTGGCAAGCTGGGATTCAGTGGACAAGTTATGCAGGACGCTTACGAATACTATGCAGGCGAAGTGACGACCGAGCAGCGTTTCATCGAGCGAGCCTTCAAGAAGATTTTCGATAGCTGGCACGACCCAGCCATTCAGAACCTAGACCCCAAGCTGCAGCCGTTGAAGTATATCAGCAGCGAGGTGGCAGGGAACAACACGATAGATTAATTGATTGAGCCTATGGGAGGACAGACAAGAAAACAACTTATCACGGTAGACCAGTTCCGAGAACTGGCACGACCGACTAGCGCACACCTAGATGAGGATGATGTTAACGCATACATTCGTGAATGCGAAGATGCGAACATCATACCAGCCATTGGGTGGGAGCGGTTCAAGGCAGCGACCGAGCAGGGAGAGTGGTGCGATTCAGTATTGCCCGATTTCCAGCCTGCGGTCTTCCTGAACGGTGGCGAATACACCATCAAGAAGGAGGGCGATTGCAGCCAAGACAAAACCAAGGTGCAGAAGTACACCAGCGGAATACGCAAGGCACTCGCTTATTTCACGTATGCGAGACTTTTTCGTGCCGATGGCACAATTATAAGCCGAGCAGGTGGAATGCGCCACAGAGACGATTATTCAGACCATGTTCAAGATGTTTCGAGCAACAAGCAATACAACGACATCATGGATATGGCAGAAAGATATTTATCAGATGCACTCGAATACCTAAAGCACTTCACCCCGAAAGGGGAAGTGAAGAAACAGCGAGGAACGAGGGCGCATGTTCACGCAATAGGAGATTAAAGCGTATGGCAGACATAACTATCAAGACAATTTCGCAAATGCGAGATGTCGCTCAAAAGGTCAAGAACGAGACTGAGGTCGGTGGTAATACCGCAGACCGTATCGGAGGGCTTTTCGAAGACATACTAAATCATGTCGAGCAGCATGAAGACAGTCTTGTCGTCCTCGGAGAGAAAGAATACAATTCAATCAACAAGAAGGAAGACAAGATTTATTTTGTCTATGAGGAGGAATAGGGATGATTAGGGCATTTGGGCATGACATAGCGATAATACAAGCCAAGGGCAAGGTTATCGCGGCGGTTTATCGAGGAGCGAGGCTTGTTTGGCAAGCAGTCCGTTCTTGCTTCGGGAGCGGGCACTGGATAGACTCTAAACCGTGGATTGATAGCGAAGCATGGAAAAATAATTAAAAGTAATAACAATGGCAAAAGTTTATGACAACCCTATAAACCTTTCCACCAACTGGGGAGGGGATTCCAGCACTGGAAACCTTCCGGTGTCGGGCAGGCGAGTGCAGGAACTCATCAAGAATACCTTCGCCAAGAAGGGTGGATGCGTGCAGATTAAAGATAAGAAGTTTTTGCAAATATTCGCAGACGAAGCATCCATGAAAAAGTATAATTCCGACACGGAAAAGTACGAAGATTTAGTTGTATCGCAAGTTCAGCTTCCGAACACTGGAGCTACACAAGCGACAATGAAAAATACGATATTAGCCGCACCTAGCGAGTATACGACCGCTGGGAGTGCCGAGACTTTTAAGTTTAAGTACTTGTCTTATTACGAGAACGAAGAAGACCTTTCTCAGATGAGCGGGTCTTGCACGGTCTATGTTGCAGGTACGCAGCGTGAGCGAATAACCTTGCGCTCTGGTAATACATACACTATAGACGTAACTAAGTACATCGGGGAGGACGTTACGGAAATCAGATTCACTATCGACAACGGGGAGGGAAGTTCTAGAAGCTATGTTTACGAAGTGACGATGGTCAACCTTATGGTATCTTCCAGCTTCGACAGCGTGACTGCATACGATGGTGTTATCCCTTTCGTTTACACCCCTATCGGCAACATCAAGAAGACCGTCCACATTATTTTGGACGGCAAGGAGATACACCAAGAAGAAACTGAGGTCAACAACCGTCAGCAGACCTTCGATATTCCAGCGCAAGCGCACGGATCGCATAGCCTGGAAGTTTATCTGTCCGCATCCTTGCAGGGTTCGGAACTGGAGAGCAATCACCTTAACTTTGCGCTCGTCTGTATCGAGCAAGGAAACGTGACCCCAATCATCGCTAGCACCATGGAACATATATACATGAAGCAGTACGAGACGGTTTCCATTCCTTTTGTGGTCTACGATCCACTGAACAACCCAGCAGACATTGCCTTGAAGATTAACGACTCCATCGTGGCAACCCGAAAGGTTGACCGCACTAAGCAATCGTGGGTATACAAGGCGATGAGCCAAGGCGATGCCACCATGACGATAACTTGCAGAAGTGTAAGCAAGACATTCCCATTGGCTGTAGACAAGTCTTCTATCACATCAGAGGCAGAAACTCAGAACCTCGAGTTGTTCCTAACATCGCAGGGAAGGAGCAACCAAGACACAGACAGAGAAACATGGGAGAACAACGGAATCGCGGTTTCGTTCTCCGAAATGAACTACATAACCAACGGATGGATAGTCGATAAGGACGGCAACACAGCCATGCGATTGAGCGGTGGAGCGGCAATGACCATTCCTTTGAAATTATTCTCCAAGGACATCAGACAGACTGGCAAGACCATAGAGATTGAGTTTGCTGTTCGCAAAGTGCTGGACTATGAAGGTGTTGTTCTCTCTTGTCAGCAGGGAGGCATTGGTTTGCGACTGACCCCGAACACAATATCCCTAACCTCGGAGCAGTCCACACTGGAGACCAAGTACAAGGAGGATGAGCGAGTGCGTGTGTCCTTCGTGGTTGAAAAGCGAGCCAACAACCGATTGATGCAGATTTATATCAACGGTATCAAGTCGCAGTCACTGCAATACCCAGCCAATGACGGATTCGTTCAGCCATCGCCAGTGGATATAACCGTAGTATCATCGACAGCCACAATAGACATCTACAACATCAGGAGCTACTCTAACAACCTCAACGCACAGCAGCTACTGGATAACTATATTGCAGATATGGACGATATAGACAAGAAACTGGCTATTTTCAACCGCAATCAAGTTTATGATGCATACGGCAATTTGAGTTATTCTAAGATGCTGGAGCAGATACCTTGCCTTATCATTACTGGCGAGTTATCGCAGTTTAAGGGAGACAAGAAAACCGTGAACATTGAGTACGTTGACAAGAACCATCCAGAGAAGAGTTTTACTGCCGATGGTGTTGTCTTGAACGTGCAGGGTACATCTTCCCAGTACTACCCACGAAAGAACTATAAGGGGCAGTTTAAGAAGGGTTTCAATATGACTGAGAGTGGAAAGCATCAAGACATGTTCACGCTAAACGAGGAGGCAGTGTTGCCAGCAGCAAATTTCTGCTGGAAGGCTGACTTTGCCGAGAGCAGTGGCACACATAATACTGGTTTAGCTAACTATATCGGGTGGATGCTTCTGCAAGCAGGTATTCTGACCGAGCCACAGAAGAAGAATGTACTGATACGTACAACGGTATACGGAGAGCCATGTTTGATTTTTCACCGTGAAAGTGCAGGTGATACACCTCAGTTCATCGGCAAGTACAATTTCAACACCGACAAGAGCGCAGAGAACACTTTCGGCTTTGCAGAGGGGGATGAATCGTGGGAGTTTCTGAACAACACCAGCGACCGCTCGAATTTCCGTTCGGCAGACTTTTCAGATGATGGCTGGAAGAATGATTTCGAGGGTCGTTATCCAGATGGAAACGAGGATATTTCTCACATGAGAGAAGTGTTCACTTGGGTGGTTTCATGCAAGGACAATATAGAGAAGTTCAAGGCAGAGTTCGCTGAGCATTTCGATAAGAAGACGATAATTTTCTACTACATCATCACTTTGGTTTTCGGAATGGTTGACCAAAGAGCGAAGAACCAGTTCCTAACATTTTATGTTGGTGGAAAGTGGATTTTTATCTTCTATGATAATGATACGGTCTTCGGTATCAATAACGAGGGCGCAATACAGTTTAGCTACGATATAGAAATACATGACATTATCGGTAACTTGAATGTATGGAACGGTGCAAACTCCTTGCTTTGGGAGCTTGTGGAGCAGGCTTTTTCTTCCGACATCACGAAGATGTACCAAGACTTGCGTCAGAAGGGCATTCTAAGCTACGACAAGATTATCGAGTTCTGTAACACAAGACAGAGCGACAAGTGGTGCGAGAGCGTCTACAATGAGGACGGGTACTTCAAGTACGAATCACCTTTGATTGACGGATATACGGACTATTCTACTGGAACTGCGCAGACCGTGAAGACTGGTGCGTTTCTCTATGCCCTCCAAGGTAGTCGAGATGCACACAGAAGATGGTGGCTCTACAACCGATTCAAGTACATGGATTCTAAGTTCCAGGCAGGCTCTTCATTGTCTGACTACATTACTTTCCGAACATATACACCGAGTGTGTGGGCAGGTGTTGAACCAAAGGCAGACATCACCATCGGTGCGTTCTCGGCAATGTATGGAACTATTCGCTGGGGTAGCGTGACCAAGAGCGAGAGAATGCGAGAGGGAGAAGTGAAGACTATCACTGCACCTGCTGGCATCAAGTTCAACGACACCGAGACCATTATCTACAACGCTTCTATGATTAAGACTATTGGCGACTTGTCGGCTCTATACGTTGGCACGGTTGATGTATCGAAGGCAACGAATATCACTGAGTTGATTATCGGTTCTTCCAAGGCAGGCTATCAAAATCGAAACTTCAGCGTTCTTTCGCTGGGCAACAATGCGAAGTTGCGCAAGCTGGACATTCAGAACTGTCCCAACTATACCACAAGCATTGACGTGAGCGGTTGCGAGAACATAGAGGAAGTGTATGCGAAGGGAACGAAGGCTACAGCCGTGAATCTTGCTGAGGGTGGAGTGCTTAGAATTTTGGAACTCCCAGCCACCATTACCAACTTGACTTTAAAGAACCAGCCAAAGCTTGGTACTGGTCTATCAGTCGATTCGTGGGCGAACGTAACCACACTTGTTATAGAGAATTGCCCGAATATCGAGCCACTAGACATTGCCGAGAAAATCCTTTCCTCGGACAACGCACTCGTATACGTAAGATTCACCAACATCAATGCACAGAAAGCCAATTTCGTGATACTCAACAAGCTGTCGAGCATCAAGGGTGTCGGAGACAATGGGGAGTACACTTCAATCGCATATTTGAGCGGAAAATATACTGCGCTTAAAGCTATTGAGGAAGACATCGAGAGAATGAAGAGTCTTTTCCCTCATTTGACAATCACAGCAAGAACCGTACTGAAAACAATATTCGCCACCTTCAACGTGGTAAGCCAGTACGGAGCAATAAAAGGAGCGACCGTGGAAATCAATGGCTTGACATACGACCTTTCTTCGGGAACGGTAAAAGTGCCATTGGCAGAAGGAGAACGCTACGATTACGTTATCCGATATAGTGGAGGCGAAGATAGAGGAACCGTTCAGTCTAGTTCGGACAAGACAATATCAAAGTCGTACAATATTGAATTTGACATAATGACGATGAAGCCAGAGCCTAATGGAAAGATGCAATTATTGGTATTGGGCACGACTATTAAGATTTCGGGAAGTGGCATAATCACGGACTGGGGAGATGGAACAACTAATTCCGAACTTTCGCATACATATACTGATGGTAATTCTTTGCATAACATCTCTATTGATTCCGCAAACGATAAAATAGCAAGTATCAGATTTTACAATGATACCGTTTTGGCTTTTTGGGGCATAGGAAAATCAAAGGCTAGGATTTCAGATTTTATATATCAACGTAAATTGGAACACATCACCGATGATTTATTCTACAATGGCTATGTTAACGATTACAACGTGTCTCAATTTTTCCAAAATTGCTCTAATCTTAAAGAGATACCAGCCAAACTGTTTGAACCGATAGCAGATTTGACATCAATGTATTATTATAGAGAGAGTGGTACGTTTGCTTATTGCACTTCCTTAAAGGAAATTCCAGTAGGGCTTTTCGACCCATTAGTCAATCTGAATACGGCTTCTGGATTGTTTTTCAATTGCACTTCCTTAAAGAAAATTCCAGCAGGGCTTTTTGATAAGCTTGTAAACGTAATCTTCTCCTTTGATGAAAATGGTCGGGGACTTTTCGGTTATTGTTCCAATCTAGAGGAATTCCCGTACAACTTGTTTGATAAGAACGTGAGAACTAATTTTTATTACGTATTCGAAGAAACAGCTTTGAAGGTCGGTTTTCTGCCACTTTGCAAAGAGTCCAATAATAGTCATAAAGGCATCTACAATGGATGTAGTAATATGCAGAAGCTCATTGCCAGAACTGCCACACCTTGTACTATAGACAGTGACACAATTCCGAGCGTAAATGAGTTAAAAATATACGTTCCAGATTCAGCTATAGAGGCATACAAGACGGCAACGAACTGGAGTGCTTTTGCAGACAAGATTGTTGGATGGAGCGAGTTGACGGACGAGGAGAGACAGAAGTATGGATTAACAATATAAACGATTAGGATATGAAGATAGACAAAGACAACGACAAGCACATCATCGCTGATGATGGCAAGACGTTCGAGCGCATCGCAGATGGCACGAACTATGGAAAAGAGATTTATCTAGGGTATTCGTATTTCATTGGTGGGGAGAAGTTGGACGTTCCCCACCTTGACACGCCCGAGGACTTCCGGGAGGTTGACGAGCCAAAGGAAGATGAACAAAAAGAGAACAGAGATGAATGAACTATAAGTCTCTGAGTTTAGAAACTTAAAAAATAGATATATGAAGAAGAATAAGAAACAATTACATGAAGCACTGGCAGTGCTTCTTACCAAACTTTCATCGGCAAGGGACAATCCCTTGCTGATGGATAACTACGCAGTGAAAGCCTTGCGCACGGTTCTTTTGAATTTCAAGGAATCAGGCGAACTCCACGAAGCATACAAGGAGCAGATACAATCCACGCTGGATAGTGACAACCCCTGGGTAGCTATGATGATGAAGTCAATTGGCGCAGATCCTTCTATCAAGAAGAGCATGACCGATGAAGCCATTGACGGAATGATTGATTCGATGTTGGGGAACGATTAAAACATTTTTATATATGAATGACAAGGAGAAAGAACTATGGCGAGTTATAGACAACGTTATCAAGTGTTGCGCCATCGAACTGCCGAACGGAGAGTTGAGCATTACGAGAGAAGACGTTCTCGGCAAGTCGAGAGCAGAAAACCTCGTAATGACACGATGTATGGTCGTTGAGCAGATGATACACGCAGGGTTCAGTATAACGACCATTGCGACCGTATTAAACCGCACCGTTCCAGCAGTGAGACATCTTTGTAAGATGGCTTACACTTATCTCAGCACGTCTCGAGTTTATCGACTTGCCACGGCACAAGCGACCTTGCTTAACAAGGACGTTGAGCCGATTTGTGTTTAATCAAAAAATAAAAAGAAAATAACCAAAAGCGTTCTTTGACAATAATTCGATAAATACTACTGTACTAACTTTTTGCAGCGAGCCAAAAATCAGAGTAACTTTGCAGCGGATTCCAATATTTGGTTTCCACAACGTAATTAACTCAAAATTTTATGGCAGACACTATCGAGAAAGTTTATTGCACTGGGGACGGTGGCAATGACAACCTAGCAGCAGCGTTGCTCGCTAGAGGTAGAGACAATGATCCAGCGACTATGCTGGCAGCAATGAACGGTGGTATGGGTGGAGGTTGGAACAACCCATTCGCCTACATGATGATGTTGGGAATGTTCCGCTTCATGTATGGCGATGGCTGGAACGGACAGAACGGCAACGTTCAGCGTTCCGAAATCCAGTCTCAGATTGACAGCCTTCGCACTCAGATGAGCGACAACCACAACAGTGACTTGCTGATGGGAGCAATTCAGGGCAACAACCAGGACTTGAAGACCTTGGCGGCTAACTTGAACTGCGACTTCAACGCATTGCAGTCTTCAGTTTGCGGCATCCAGGCAGGCATCCAGCAGATAAGCGGACAAGTTGGTTATTCGGCAGAGCGAGTAATCAATGCTATCTCGCAGGGTAACTTGCAGATGATTATGGCACTGAAGGACTGCTGCTGCCAGACCCAGCAGAACATCATCAAGATGGGCTACGACAACCAGCTCGGGCAGAAGGACATCCAGAACTCAATGCAGCGAGGATTCGATTTCAACAACCGCAGCATAGAGCGAGGCTTCTCGGCACTAGGCTATCAGATGCAGCAGGATAAGTGCGACATCATCCGCTCGAACCAAGACAACACCCAGCGAGTTATCGATGTACTGAACAATCACTGGCAGCAGGATTTGCAGCAGCGGTACAACGATGCACGCCTGGAGTTGAGCCAGCAGAGACAGAACGCTGAACTTATTGCAGCGTTGAAGACCACCACAACCACCACTGGAGCGTAGGCGGTCTGAACAAAATCTATCAAGGGGCAACTCGCTGTTCTATCAGTGAGACCCCTTTTTGTCTATTTATCGAATTATTTTAAAAGAGCGCATCATGGAATTTAAGAATATACAAAGAAATCACCCGGTCTATCTGCTAGACAAGCAGACGGTGGAAGTTAAGGAAGGCAAGGTCGTAGACAACCAGCCGCACATCAACACTGGCATCGCAACCATTTCCAGCAGCGGACAGCCAATGCGAGACGTAACAATCGAGGTAGAGGGAAAGCAGACCATCTACACCATACCCGAACACCTCGGAGTTACCTTTGCAGGCGAAACCGTACTGGCAACCGACAAGGCAGACCTTTTGCCCGAAGTCGGGAAATTGGTAAATGAAGCCGATGAGATAATCAAGGCATACGAGCCAAGCAAGGAACGGAAAGCCAAGGGCGAAGAACTTCTTGCAGCTTTGAACCCGGCAATCAAGGAGAAGCAGGAAACCGAAAAGCGTTTCAAGGCACTTGAGGGCGATATAAGCGGCATTCGTGGCATGGTTAAACAGTTACTCGACAAACTAGGATAGGAGGGCGCACAATGAAGAAAATAATCGTTTTGCGCCATTCTTGCGATAGCGAGGAAGAGCGACACCAGCACCAAGAGAGCGACATCATCCACAGCTTACCATACGAGAAGGCAGCAAAGGCACTCATGGGAGCCAGTGGGTATGTGGCATACGTTGCCAAGCACGGCTACCACTTCACGAAACAGCTAGCAATCAAGGCAAGCGAGCAGATGGAGAACGTAGACGGAACGAGCCACCGATGGACTGTAGACGAAATCCGGCAGGCGACAAACAACGAGATAATCTCCAAGGGCGCAACCATCGGAGATATCCTCTATTTGGCAAATATGGCTTATGCGGACTTCTACCCGAAGGTAATCAAGACCGAGAGCGACTGCGTACAGTATGCTATTGCCGTAGCCAGTGATCCGGACGGATACGAGGGTATGGCATTCTGCAGGTGGACGGCAGACATCATCGGGAAGGGCGTGACCATCGACTGGGAGAAATTGGAATAACCAAAAAAATAAATTGATATGAGCGAAGTATTTCACGATTTTCAGGTGCACCACCTTTATCTGTGCGCCCTAGTAATTTTTATCTGTTTTGCTACAATTCTGATAGCGATGACAATTGACCTGATAGCAGGCATACAGAAGGCGAAGGAACTGCATGTTGCAAGAACGTCAACCGGGTTGAAGAAAACGTGCGACAAGGCAAAGAAGTATTTTCCTACATTTCTCATCGCTGCGCTTATGGACGTAGCTACGTGCATCATATCTCCCTTCCCTATGTTCGCCATCGCCTGGACGGTATATCTGCTTTTGTGCGAGTTTAAGAGTATCAGAGAAAAAGCATACGAGAAGGCTGAGATACGCAAGCAGGACCGCACGATGCAGGTAATACTGGAGAATAAGGACGAGATTGCGAAGGCGGTTGTCGAGATAATGCAGGAAGGTCGAAAGAAAGGAGGAGATAATGAGGATAACTAGAGCGCAACTTTTAAAGGTAATGCCGAATGCAGGCAGCAGGGCAGACACCTATCTTCCAATCATCAACGGATGGGCAGAGCATTTCCACATCAATACTCCTTTGCGTATGGCGCACTATCTCGCACAGATTGCCCACGAAAGCGGTGAGCTCAGATATACAAAGGAACTGGCAAGCGGCAGAGCCTACGAGGGCAGGAAAGACCTCGGCAACACCCAGCAGGGCGATGGCGTGAAGTATAAGGGCAGGGGATTGATACAGATTACCGGGCGAGCCAACTACCGGAAGTATGCCAATTATTGCGGCTTCGATGTTGTGGACAGTCCCGAACTTCTGGAGCGTTCTCTGGGAGCAACGAAATCCTCGATGTGGGTATTCGACACCTTCGGCTGCAATGAGTTGGCAGACCAAGACAACTTGAAGGCTATCCGAAGGAAGATAAACGGAGGGTACAAAGGACTGGCAGCCTGCGAGAAGTATTTGAAGCGAGCCAAGGAAGCCTTGAAAATCAAGGTGCTTGCGTAATAAACACATCAATCTAAAGTTTATAAAGTATGGAAAATTCAAGAAAAGGGCGAAATTTGCGTTCTGTGGCGTTATTTCTCGCCATGCTTATAATTACCCCACTTTTGATTTTGGGCTGTTCCTGCGCTAAAACAGCCGCAAATAACACGGTTTATCACGACAGTACACACACCAGTGCAAGACGTGACAGCGTGAACCAGCGACAGATCCACTGGCAGGACACCCGGCAGCACGACAGCGTATTCAAGCAGGACAGCGTTCTGGTGTACATCAAGGGAGACACCGTAATAAAGGTGCGGTGGCACAACCTTACGACCACAAGATGGAAGACATCGACCAAGACGGACACCATCGTAGGCGATACCTATGTTTTCGTGACCGACACCGTGAAGCTCAAGTATTACGTGAACCGATACAAGACCAAGGAGGTAGAGAAGCCAGTGAGCACATGGCACAAGATAAGATTATTCATTGGCGATTGCGTATTGCTATTCCTGGCACTCGTTGCGGTTTGCTGGATAAAGGAGCGCATTAAGAAGAGAGTTCAATAGGTTCAATCATAATATCAATCTTTAAAAGGGCAGGAAGCGCAGGAGAACGTTTTTCTGCCCATTTTTTGTGCGAAGAACACTTTTCATTGAGAGAAAAGGGGTAGGGGATACGAGAGTTAGATTATATTCATTCTGCTAATGCGTGCAGGTTATTATTATATAGAGCGTGGAAAGCGTACCGAAAACGACCGAAAGCGTACCGAAAACGACCGAAAACGTACCGAAAACGACCGAAAACGACCGAAAACAGCTGTGCTTACGACATAAACAGCCAATAAAAGTTAAAATATTAATATCTTTCGGGAAAAGTTTTGGTAGAACCGAAAAATATTAATATCTTTGCATCGTGTTTAGGAGATAAGCACATTAAACATTCAGTAACTAAGCCCTAGGCAACACGGTCAAGCCAATTAAAAATGAAAAAGTCAAATTCAAACGTTTTAGAGTTCACAACAAAGTTTATCAACGCCAACTTCCGCATCAAGGTTTTCGGACACGATGAGAACGGCAAGAAGATAAACACACTTGTAGGAGTAAGCGGAATCTTGAAGCTCATCGGTGCAGAACTCTTCAATAAGTTTATCAAGCGAGCATTGAAGGCTGGTATGGACGCTTGCCGCTGCGCACTCAGAAGAGGATTGGTTGTAACATTGTATGCTAAGTAATCAAGGGAGGGCGAAGCTATGAAGAAGTATTTTGTAAACGGCAAACAGATTTCCGAGACAGAAGCAATCTTGATTGATATGGAGAATAAGAGATTGCAGCAGAGCAACAACATTGCAGACTGGGCAGGTGTTCAATTTATAATTCAAAGATAGGAGGCAATACAATGGCAAGAGCAAAATATTACATCAAGAAACAGGTTGAAGGCGAGGAAATCGATGAGTTGGCAAACTTTACACGCAAGGACAAGGCAGAGCAATTCTTGAACGGCTTGTTTAGGGAATATAAAAAAACCGATAATTTTTATCCTCACTGGGTACGTCAAGGTTATTTCAAGACTGAATTTGCATGCTTAGGATTGAATCGTACAACAGAATATTGGATTGAAAAGTATTAATCAGCAGGGCGTAAGCCCTGCACAAAACAGCAAGAATATGGATACATCAAAAATGGTAAAGGTAACACTGGCAAAGGTAAGAACAAAAGGTCAGCACTACTGGGATAAGGGAGGTACAGAGTACGTTTGCAGTGGTGGGGCTGTCGATTATTCAGTTGACGGCACTTGGTACTGGAACAGAAGCGGAAAAGGTCAGAATACCAGGGTGTTCATCGAGAAATAAGACAATTATGGAATTAGCACTTTTAAGAGCGGAAGACCGCAAGAAAAATGTTGTAGGGATAAAAGAAATTGAGTTCGACAACAAAAAACAAAGAATGATGCAAGCAAAGGCGTTCGGGCGCAAAGTAGGGGCATTTAAAGTTTTCATTAACTGGGCGACTGGCATGGAGATATATACACCTTCCGAACATTGCTTTGAGAGAATAAACAGATAACAATTTCAACAGAATTATTAACCAGCAGGGCGCAAGCCCTGCACAATATATCAAGATATGAAACAATACATTTTGAACGGCAAAAATAGCCTTGGGCAAGTTGATAGTCACATCGAAGACTACAGAACCAAGGAGATAATGGAGGAAGAGTTTCCTCGAATTAAGGAAACTTTCAGGAACAACCCACATGCAGAAATGCTGGAAGAAGGAGACCGACACTTCAAGGTTAAAATGGGTGGAGTGACATTCAAGTATTACATCACGGAAAGAGAAATTTAAATTTGGTAAGATATGAAGGAATACGACAAGATACCAGCACAAGCAGTGGTCGAGGTAACGACCAGCTGGGGAAGAACATGCCTGCGAGAGATTGGGCGAGACCTAAAGGAAGGTACGGTGCTCGATGGCTATTATTATCCGGTAAGCAAGGCTTTCGACTTTAATTGGAAGGGAGAGGGAGCAATGCTGTGGATCGGGGACAACGGAAGGCTTGTAAGTCTCGGAGAAGGGCAAAAGCATAAATACATGATGCTATCCCGAATGCTATCCGATTGCAAGTACTTCCTTCGCTACCCATACTGGCGACACCTCTATTTCCCGAGCATCGCCAGACACTGCAAGGAAATGCGCCAGTTATGGCTGGATTTGAATATCAAGCCGGAGTGGTTATCTTATAAGCAGATCGGCAGGATTGAGCACAAGATGAACAGAATGAAAACCAAGTTGGATAGACAACTGAAGATAGACCATTTAAAAGAGACAGAAGAACCAGTAAAGAATAACGGATATGGAGAATAGAAGAAACATCAAGAGAACGAAGAAGGGTGCAGGCGCAACGGTCAAGCTAGTTGGAATACAGATAGACAACGACCTGCTGCCTTTCCTCAACGCATTGCCTAACAAGTCACGATTCATCAATGATTTGTTGAGAAAGAAATTTTATGGTAAATAATTTGGTGGTTTCAGAGGAAAAGCGTACCTTTGCATCACTGAATGTTTAAAGTGGTCTCCACTTATTACCCCAGCGGCTCGACTTTTTCACCGCTGGGGTATTTTTGTACTTTTTCTTTCGGTTTGCCCCGAAATTTGCGTTCTGTGCCGCTTACGTGGTAAGCACGTAAAACTATCCCCGAAAACAATTTTAGCCGTTTCTGCGGCAAATTCGCAAGAAATAAGGCTATTTTTTGTCGTACAGCACGTAATCAATAACCCTGCGGTTTGCTTCATCTACTCTCGATAGGTCTGCATTGATGTAGGTATCAGTTACCCGGACACCAAACGAGTGACCCAGCGCAAGCGACACCACGTCCTTTTGTATACCAATGTTGAAGGCTATAGATGCCCACGTATGGCGAGCGTAGTACGTAGTAAGCCCTGGGCGCACCTTTGCGAGTTTCTTATTAATCATAACCGTTGCAGTGTCAACGTTCTTGAAATGCTCAGAGAAGCGAAGCAGCTTCTTTTCCCCTTTGTACTTCTCGATGATGCGGACTGCTTCTGGATGAAGAAGGATGGAGTAATGCCTGCCAGTCTTCGCCCGGTCGTATTCCAGCCTGCCACGGACGAGATTCTCCTTTGTCAATGCGAACAAGTCACGCACATTGATACCAATCAGCAGGAACATCAGCAGGAACATGTCGACCAGCTCATCACCACCAGCTTCGAAGACAGAGCGGATTTCTTCAACAGACAAATCCCTCTTTTTGGTTGTCTCGATTCTAAGACTATACCTGCGGAAAGGGTAGTTTTTCGTTTGCTCATTATCTATCGCCAAGTTGAAGACAGCAGCAACGCAGAGCATCCTGCTGGTTCTGGTATTCCTAGACAAGCCTTCCTTTGCCATGAACGCATCGAAGTCTTCAAGCCAAGAGCGGTTAATCTCATCGTATGTAAGCAGAGCCGCTTTTTCCTTCCCGATGAAAGCTTCAATCTTTGCCCAAGTGTACTTGTATCTGTTTATAGTATTTTCTTTCAGATTCCTGCCCTCGTAGGCAATGAAGCCATCTCGAAGCAGGGCGACCTTTTCCCTTGCAGGCTCGGCTTCAAGCATGATTAAGTCCCGGAGTTCCCTAGCCGTAATATCGCCACGGTATGTTTCCCTGCATTGCGCCTTCATCATCATTCTATTATAAAAATTCAGACGGTCAAGCAGGAAGTCGTTGATAGCATCACGATCCGGACGCTTGCGCACCTTGCAAGCCCTTTTATCCCATTCATCCTTTTTGCAGTATTGGTTGAGGGATATAAATGCAGTCCCACCATGATGGTTGACAGCAAGCCGGATGGAGAACGTGCCATCCTGCCTTTTTACCCTCGTATCTAAATATAGTCTAAGTGTTGCCATAATTCCGTGCAGTATTTATTCAGTTTATTTTCATCGTTAAGAGCCGCAATTGTGCAACATGGTGCATGATTGCGGCATTTTCAAGTTATCAGAGCATCAGAGAACCCCTTTAAACACTGAGAAACACAGTAAAGTTGTACTTAAAATCATAATCTTTTCCTTTCTTTTTTATGTTATTATCAATGTTATTTATAGCTTAGACGATAA